ATGGCAGCCAACATCAAGCCGCACGGCGGAAAGCACGCGATCAGTAACGTCTTGTTTCTGTTCGAGTTTTCTGCGCCATTGCCTCCGCATGCTTTCGCCAGCTTGCTCGAGGGAACACATCTCCACGACCAATTGGTGGAGAAGCTACCTCGGGTGTCTAAACAGCAGCAGATGATGTTGAACATTCCTCAAGGCCAAGGAATTGAACAGTTTATCGGAACACCATTCTCTCACCCCTTTGCTGGAGCCTTTGGACCTGCTGGGCCCATCTCAGGGATTGCTTTCGACAGGGTTAAGCCAAACGGCGAGCCTGCGCTTTCAGTCAATATTCAGACGAATGCATTAATCATCGTTTGCGGCGAATATGTGCGGTGGGCTGAATTGTGGGCAGAGGTCGAGAAATATCTTTCAATCCTTACCCCCTGGCTGGGAGAAATTGAATTTTCTGCACTGTCTTTGCAGTATACGGACGCCTTCAAGGTGACCTTTCCCAGAGGTGAGGCGCAGCCCCTCACAGAGCTTTTCAGCCCGGGGAACAAGTTCTTGCCGCCTACCTTCACATCACTGACAGATGCTTTTCATTCTCATCATGGATTTTTCACCCGGCCTGAATTCGGCCTTGGTGGCAAACTGCTGACCAACGTGAACGTGAATGTTACTGAAACCGCCTCCGTGTTCGACGTTCAGATTACGACCATCCACAAGTATCAGCTCTTTGAAATGTTCAACCCGGTCGTTGGTGGTTTGTTGAACGATCAGATGAATGATGTATTCCAATTCCTGCATGACCAGAATAAATTGGTGGTGGGGGATATGCTGACGGATGAGGTTAAAGCTATGATCTCATTCAACACAGTCCATCCCAACTAAGGAGAGTTGCTATGGCCGTTTCTATGGAAACACAGTCCACGTTAGTGGATCAGCCTCCGCCGTATGTGGTGCAGGTCACCACGACCAAAAACGCGCCGAAGACTCTGATTCCTCAAGGGTTCACAGGGTTTTTCGTTCAGCTACCTCCCACTCACGCTAATAGCAGGGATGTGGGTATGAGCAGGCTTTATGCAAAGCTACATTCTTATCTAAAGGCGGGTCACGATTGGGATGGATACGGCGGAGAGCCGGCCACCTACGCCTCGTGGAGCAATGCCATTGAGTTTCTGCACGTCCTTCCAATTAGATTTGAAGCGCCTATCCCCATGCTAGCTGGTGACGGAGAGATTTCCCTATTCTGGAAGGAAGCCGACAGCTACATCGAGATATCCTTCCCTGGGGACGGGACGTTCCATTACATCTACAACGCCGCCGGCCTGAGATTCGCGAGTGCTGATTTGGCACTTAACGAAGCGGTCCTTCATTCCGGTTTCTTGGCCCATCTGGGTTTGGTCTGACTTAGATATGTCGTGTAGGGCATTATTCGAAGGACTACCGAGTGGGAGAGGCGAGGTATCTAACCGCGCCAAGCTGATCGACGCTAGCTATCCAGACGCGTACTGCGAGTGCGAATCCGTTAGCAAGTTTTCTCCCTGCGCAGTAGGCGACGGGGAGCATTTGCACAGATTCGTTTTCTCACCGCTGCATTTGCACGACGGCGAAGTGCTTCCGGCGTTGTTCTCTGACGCGAAAGATAAAGGTTTGTCTTGCGAAAGAGCTGATACGCCAGCGATCGATCCCCAAAGTCATGAGCGTGGTCGCCAGCAAGCAGAGGCCTACAACCAGGCTAAGCCAGACGACAAGCCCGAAAGAACTTATCTCGGAGCGGTTACAGCGACCTGCATGGTGCTTCGGAGTCTGATGATGGATGACAAAAGGCTTTTGGCGGTTTACGACACTGCACTCGAGGACAACGTGGTTCATGTCGACGTTTTCGAGGTTGCCGGACGCTCTAACGCGGAAAGGAAGCAGGCTCGCAAGGACCTCGCAGACGCATTCACAAAGATCCCAGCAGACGGTTAGTCTCCGGATGGATCTACCAATGGCAAGCTGAAATCGTAAACATCCATCATCGCTTCATCCTTGTGCCCAGACGCCTGTTGCTTGTCTGCCCGGGTGCCCACCGTATCGGTGATGCCCTTCCGTTTGAAGTCGTGCATCCCGAAACGCTGCTCCTCGGTGAGGATGCCTTTCTCGATCGCCTGCACCACCAGCCGCTGGAAGGCCGTATCAAGCCCTGACTTCGACAGCTGCCGGCCGGTGGAGGCGATGATCAGAAAGCGCTGGTCTGCACGGATCGGCACCGGCACTCGCTTGCGCAGCCACGTCTCCGACCTGACGGTTTTGGCCGCATCCCAGGCGGCGCGTAGTCGAGGCGTCCAGCGTACGATGTTGTCCCGGCTGCCCTTTCGGCGGTTGGTGAGCACGCCTTCTTCCAGTTCGTTCTCGTCGGTGAGGGTGATCGTCTCGATCCCGCGCAGGCGACACAGGTAACCGATTTCCATCACGTACCACAGGTATGGCGAGCAGGCGCCAGGCTGGCCGCTCTTGAGCTGGCCTTGCTGCTGCGCGAACTTGATCAAGTTGACCATGACCGTGTCGTCGGGTAGCCGACGCTGCTTACGCTCTTTCGGAGACTCGATGCCTTTGGCCGGGTTGTCCTTCACGAATCCACGGTTTCGGCCCCACTGCATCACGCGGCGCAGATAGCGAAGGGCATGCGCTGCTTTCGAGGGTTTACCATCCTGGGCTATCTTGTCGATGATCCGCTGGATTAGCGCTGGGGTGAATTTTAGCACGGCCAACTCGCCCAGCGGCTTGCCCAGCTTGGTTGGGAATGCCAGCAGCACGTCGCGGGAATAGACGTAGTCGTCGTGTGTTTTCTCGCTGAGGACCTTGTACTGTTCGCTTTTGTGGAATTCTTCACAGAGGTACTGCAGGCTGTCGCGGTCCACGCCGTTGCGCTCCTCAATGAGGCGATGCAGCTCCGAGAGCGTCACGTTGCCCGCGCACAGGTTCTGCCGCTGGCGCCTGCCGGCCTCATTGAAATACAGGATGTACCAGCACCCCGCCCCGCGGTGGTCGAAATACACCGAGCGTGGCAGGGCCGCCTGGTCAATGTGCCCAGGTATGTTCGGGTTGTGCTGGCGCTTCCTTCCTCGCTTCATACAATGTCCGCGTCATACTTTTCTTGATCGATTGGCTTGAGTCCGCCCGCCTGGTTGACCAGGTCGACGGTTGTCCAAGGCCCCTTTCTGCCGAGGAATATCCTGATGCCCTCACCCCGTAGTGCCCTCTCGACATCGGCACGCCGGGTGTAGCCAGTAATTCTCTGCAACTCCTCAAATTCAAGAACTCTTGCCGCGCTCATGTGTGCCCGCCTTCGTGTCTCGACACGACTTTGTCTGTCGCAACCAATGCCGCGACCTGACTGATGAGTAGGTGCTTAGCCATGCCATGCCCCCAAAAGAAAGGAACCGCACATGCAACAGGCGACCATGACCCTTGGCCAGCCTTGGCAGCACAGGGCCGCTACAAGGCAGGCCCCGAAGAACAATGCAAACTGAATCATTGGCATGCCTCCAGCTGAAAGTTCGCGTTACCCGGCGCTGCTACGGCATGGCCCCCCACCAGGTTCTCCGCGATCGCAATCAGCTTGTCTTGGTCTATTCCGTCCGCAGTGCGAGCGTAGGCAAGGACGCTCAATGCTTCCGCCTGGCTCACAGGGGGGATGACGGCCAGCAGGCCCTCGACGAACCACTCGCGCGCGATCGCCTCATGCATACCGTCGCCGCGATCGCCGACTGCGTTCCGGAGTTTGTACAAATGATCCCAGTAGCCAAGCTCATGCAGGCAATCCGCAAGCGTGTGGGGCATCAGGTGACCATATCGGCGGAAACGTTTTTCCACCTCTGCCTTGTCGTTGTCGATGTAGCTCTTGAATCCCTTGCAGCGCTTGAGCGCTTTTTCGCAAAAAGCTTCAGCCGGGGTGTTTTCCCAAATAGTCTCCCCATCGAAACGCGCTGCGGTCTCGCCACGTCGCCTGTGTTCCTCAACAGAACGCTCAGCGAGACTTTCAAGTTCGGTGAACCCGATGGATGCGAACGTGGCGAAGGGGTTGCCCGGGTTTGCCTGGCGCAGAATTTGTGTGTAGCGCTTCTCAACGTCTGATAGCGGCGTTTTGATTTTCTTCGCGGCAGAGAGAGCCGTGGCGATTGGCCCGGCCTGTCCAGTTTTGATTACCTCCCGCAGCCAGAGCACCGCGTCGACTTCGCTGTCACCTGTGATAGATCGTTGCGGTGGCAAGGACTGAACCACTGGCGTAGTTTCTGCACTGACACGAACAGGAGGCAGAGTGAATAAGGCCCGGTGGGCCACGTTGTCAGTGAGCATCTGCGGAGCCCTCGGTGGTCGGTGTGGGTGCCAGGGCGCGTAGCTGATTTACCATCGCCCAGTCCGGGTGTCTGTAATTGCTTAGCCAGCACGGGGTTTTAACTAGTTTGCCGTCGACGGTCAGCCGCACGGTCGTGCCGTAATTCGGCTGATTCGGGTAGGCATCGTCGTACTGATGGAGTAGAGCCGCCATCTGACGCTTCCATACTTCTGGCATTGCCTCCATCAGCACACGCGGCAGCGTCAGCCAGCTGGCGTAGGACAGCCCAAAGTAAGCAGCCAGGTCAGTGCGATAGTCGTAATCTTCAGTTTCAGTGGCTTCTACCGCTACGCATTGGGCACCCGCCAGGTTCGTCTTGCGATAGCACTCAGCCGGAAATCCATGCTCACGGCAGGCGCAGGCCTCTCCGCATTCATCCTCGCGCCGCTCGATCTGCAACAGACGGTGCTTCACTGCGATGTCCTGGATGTCTCCGCCTTCGAAGCTGCCGCCGTCGAAGCTGCAGTTGATCATTTCAACGGCGAACGCTCTAAGCTGATTGCGCTCACGCTCCAGCGTGTGAAGCGTCATGCGCGCACCCATTACCTCCTTTGCGCTTTCGCAAGCTTTTTCAATCTCGGCCTGAGCCAGGGTCTGTAACCGCTCGTTTTCAGCCACGAGGACAGCGATGTTTGCTGGCGAGGCTTCCTCGATGAAAGCCCTGAAGCCTTCAGGACAGCTGACGTTATCCCCGTGAGCGCTGATGACATCACCATCTGTTCCGTGCCGGCCGTTGTTTTCACTTGTCAGGCGTAACGTGGAGTTGCTGGTCCACCAGGCCCAATCGACGTTTTCGACGGCTTCAGCCAGCAGTTTCAAAATGTTCGTCTTGGTCATCGGGCACCACCGTCATGCTGCGTTTTGGGATCTGTTACCGAGGACTGAGGCATGCCGCGGCTACGCTGGTTGTTCCGTTTTTTGAGGCAAGCCTTGCACCGCTCCCAACTGCCCATGCCAAGCATCTGAGCTTTGTCGTGCGTTACTGCCTCAGCACCGCACGCTGCCAGCCAGAACCGATGGCGCCCATGCTTGCCGATGGCGTCGGATGCCACCTCGACGAAGTAGTGAGCACGCATGCCGTGAAACGGAGCTTTACCCCAGCCTTCTTTGAGGCCCAGCGCATCGTCACTGATCTGGATGCCACGGCGTTTCAGCTCCTCGAAGTCGCCGGCCTGCTGCAGCGCAATCACCTCTATCATGTCGGTCATGGGCTCAGGCCTTCGTGTCGCGACACGTCTTCGGTATCCGTGGATGGTGTCGCGACCTTCAGGTACAGGCCACCGCGTTCGATGCAAAACACTTCCTCCAGACGCACGACCGCCTTCAGCCTGGGCTGGCAAGTCCCTGCTTCATATCGGCAAATCATGGCCGCAGTCGTCCCAACATTTTCAGCAAGGTCTCGCTGGGTGGTGCCCGCCCGCGCCCGAAGTAGTGCCAGCTTTTCGCCGTCGAAAATCGGTTTGCTGCTCATGGTCAACTCCTGTTCACCGGCGGCAGGGCTGGTTTCGACTCAATAAAGCTGCTGGCGCTGTTCTCGCCGCCAATGTGGCGGAAGTACTCGATCTCTACCTTTGCGCTTTCGATCAGCACGCGACTAATGTCGGAGACGGACTGGGCTCGCGATACTTCCTTGGCCAGGTTCTCGTCAGTGGCTTCGCGTACCGCTTCAAGCTGTGCAAAGAGGTGGTCGCGCAGGTCGCTCAGTTTGTTTTTCATGACTTTCTCCGCTTAATCTCTTTTTTGATTTCGTTCTGCAGGTGCAGGATGTCGACCACCTCTTCAGGGAGGTGTCGATAGTTCGGGCAGCATCGAACTACGTGTTCGCTGAAAGTTCGCAAACACAAATTCTTCAGGTCGGCGTTTTTTAGGTTTCCATCCTTGGCCACCACCATCAGTCCTTCAGGTACTGGCCCGTTTGCTTGCTCCCATACATGGATGTGCAGAGCCACCCAAACATTAGGGCTTGCAATTTTTAAGAGGGTCCTGTCTCCACTGTTTCGAGTTGACCCGATTGGCTTTTCCCAAAGCTCCTTTCCGAAGCGCTCCACGCCGATCTTCATGCTCGCCTGACCGACCTCCCGCAAATACTTCTGACTTTTGCTCACGCCAAGAGCGTGCGCTCGAGTGATGATCGAGCTGTAAGTCCGGCCAGGCAGTTGCTGCCCAAGGGTTGCTGGCGAGCTATCCGCGTAGAGGCTGCGGAGCGTGGCGTCTTCCGCCTCAGTCCAGCGCACGCGCTTCCTCCCGCCACGGTTCTTACGCACGACCATGACCTTGCTGAAAGTGGTCAGCCAGTACCCGGCGGGCGTCGATACCGCACGAAGCCGACATTGCGTAGATCTGCCCGAACGTGGTTTCCCGGCGCTGTAGGGCATTGAACAGCTCGATCAGGCGCTGGCCCTTGGTACCGTTGCGGCGGCTCATAGTTGGAACCCCTTTTTCTGTGGGAGCGGGGTGGTGCCCAATTGCTCGTTTTCGCACATCGAAGCTGCCAGAGAGGCCCGCGCCTCTTGGCTTTCGTCGGCGGCGCGGCTGGTGGGCGCCCGGGGTTGGAGCGAACTGTCCGGCAGGCAACTGATGCCGGTGCCGGCGATGATCCAGCAGGTGACGCCGCGCACGCTGTCGTGCTGCACGTCGATCACCTGCTCACCGGCCGAGGCCTGGCCAGCGATCAGCAGCAGGATCGTGGTGATGATGGTTTTCATGGTCGGGCCTCCCCGGCGATCATCGCAAGCTGGGCTAGCAGGTCATCGGTTCGCCCATAGAAGCGGCCGGTGTCCTCGTTGATGAACTGGCCCAGCACCTCGGCCACCGCAGGGCTGGCGGTCAAGCCTTGCAGGTCGACCTGGGCGGCAATCTTCTTGATGGTCCGCGCATCACTCGCCGGGTCGTGCACAAAGGCGTCGGTTTTTATCTGCAGCACCTTCACCGGGCGGATGCCTTTTTCCTGGCTGATCCAGTTGCTGTCGGGATAGCTCCAGGGAAGCATATGCATGCACCAGGCGGTGGCCGATCCTTCCTTCTGCGTGCTAGACCAGTAGGTGTGCGTGCACGCGAATGCATTGGGCGCATCTTTTATCGGGCCGAGACTGTCGCGACCCCAGTCCTCAAGCTGAAGCAGGTTGGAGCGCAACAAGTTCAGCTCCTCAATAGATGGGATGTGCCAGCCCCAGGAGCCGCGCACGTTCATCCCCAGCACCTTGCGGGCGATAGCGCTGCCTTCTTCGGCCATGGCCTTGGTGTTGGCCATGCCGTCGTACCGGCTTTGGGTGCCGCGGATTCGAGGCTTGGGGCCTTCTTGGTCCCACCAGTGAGAGGCGGTTTCGTACTCGCGGCCAGCGTCGATGAGTGCAAACTCGGCGCCATCGAAGTAGATCCGCCCGGCGTAGAAGCCGCCCGCGAATGGTTGGCCGATAGCGGGCAGGGCAGAGGGGGATATTTGGCGGCGCTTCATGGGTGTGCATCCGCGCCGACGGCAAATGCTTTCATTACGCGATCGAGCTCGTTGTCGAGGTCGTCTTTCACCAGCAGGTTGCCGTAGATGTCTCGCACCTTGATCGGTAGCGCCAGATTGAATGCGACGTCGCGCAGGAATTCGTAGCGCCGAACAATTGCAGCCATTTTCACGCGATCGTCGATATGCATCGATTCTGTCGTCGCGCTAAATTCAACGGCCGCTTGGTTACCACCAACTGGATCGGCGAGTTTAATCATGGCGAAGATGCCGTACATGCCGACGGACAGAGCGATGAACAAAAAAGCAAACATCGCATTTTCGCCGCACGAAGGGCTGACCACGTCCGGCGCCGTCATCATGAGTACTGCGCTGATTACGGCAGCAGAAACTGCGCCGATGGTCACATTCCGGAGCAGCCTCCAGAGGTTGAATTTTTTACGTTCCATGTCCAGCTCCTGCAGTTGATTTGGATATCTCTGGTTCGGGTGATCGGTCACCCGATCGTCTTTTTCAGGCCGAGCGAATCCCGGCCGCGGTGTTGGCTTTCGCTAAAACAGGTTTTGGTTAGGCGATAAAAGTGCCCTGGAACTGCTCGCTCTCATTTTGTTGCTGCGGCCCAGGGTTGGGCGAGATGGCGAAATCAGTCTGTATCAGGCCGAGCGAGAAGGCTTTAGCAACGAGTGCAGCGCGTCGCGTTACGCCAAGCTTGGTTGTCAGTGCCAAGAGGCGCTTGTCGACTGTGTCTGGAGAAACGCCAAGATCTCGAGCGGCTTCTTTTGAAGTCTGACCTGACGCCACCGCCATTAAGCACTGCAATTCGCGCGGAGCGGCGCCCCGGCCAAGGAAGCCAGTAAAGCCTGCAAAATTGATGGTGGTGGTGTTCATGTCAGTGGCTCCATGCGGGTAGCGATGGAGTAAATATACTAGCGGTTATAATTCACAGTCAATACTGATGGTTATTTATTTTGTGTGAGCGAAAAAAAGCCCGCTCATTGGCGGGCAGCGTGTTGCTTGAGGCCTCAGAGGCGGTACATCGCTCTGACCACTACGCCTACTATTTTGCAGTTCCCATTTATAGCCACCATTGGATATGCGGGGTTAAGCGGTTTCAAAAACTTTCGCCCGGAATCCTCGACAAGCTTTTTGAAAGTAGCTTCATTGCTTTCCGTGAGTTTTGCGACTACCAGCTTTCCTGACTGAGCGTCGGCCTCAGTGTCGACTAGGATCAGCATCCCCTCAGGAATGCTCAATCCTGACGGCGATGTCATAGAGTCTCCTTTAACCTGGAGCCAGAATGCTGGACCGTGCGCCCGATAGTCCGTCAGCTCGTAGCGATCACCAAAGCCTGGTGGGAAAGGTTCAACAGCCTCCGCCCAATTACCTGCAGCGACCCAGCTTATCACTGGATATTTATATGACATTGCTGGCTGAGCAGTGAGGCTTATGTTGGGGGTATCCCTCGATGCCATTTCTCCAATCTGAGCAGCTTTGACGGTCTCTTCAATCTGATCTGCAAGCCTCGGGCTGAAAGCCCTGACCGGTACCTCAAGCATCTGAGAGAAAACTGCGGCGACCCTGGTGTTAAGCGGGTTCTGTCCGTTCAAGTAATGGCTGACAGCCGCTTGGGAGATATTCAAGGCGTCAGCCATCGCTGATTGGGTGACGCCTCGGCTGCGACTGCTAGACCGATAGATGTTCTTCAGTCGCTCGCATTCAGCTGCCAGTTCTGGGCTAAGAGTTCTTTTCTTCATGGGCTCAGGTTAAAACCATAAGTATTGAAAATCAAAAACCATCAGTGTGGACATTTTTAATACTCATGGTTATTCTTTGTGTCATAAGCCATTTTCAGGTGAGCGTATGACGCCTATCCAGCTTCACGAATTTGTTGATCAGCACGGCCAGGACGAAGCCGCAAAGGTTTTGGGGTCTAGCCAGGCCGCGATTAGTAAGGCCATAAAGTCTGGTCGCTTAATTCTCGTTTCCGAAGACCAACCCGGTCGCTTTAGCGGCTTTGAACTCAAGGGGTTCCCCTCTGGTGGCGACCGAGAAAAACCACGCCTCGACCTTGAAGAAATTTTGGGTCAGATCGCCAAAGTAAGCCAGTCCACTGGTGGTGCTGTGAATCCATCCAGTACCCAGCAGGCGACTCAATGACTCCCGTATCAAGCGGCATTCCACTTGAAGATTTTATTCAGCACAAAGGCAGGAAACAGGCGGCGATAAATCTTGGTTGCACAGGGCCCGCTCTATCAAAAGCTATCGCGTCAGGCAGGACCATTTTTGTGGATCTGGCGGCAGATGGATCGGCATCGGCAAAAGAAATCAGCAAGTTTCCTGGACGCTAACGAGGTGTGTTCCTCGGATGCGCCGGACTGGCCGGACTTTGGCTAGATACCTGAAGTATTCTATGTGAGCTGGATATAACCCCAGTAGAAGGAAATCAAGAATGAAACACGCAGACGCACCAGAGCAACAAACCACAGGCCCGCCCTGATAGTGCGTCTGCTTCAAATTCTGACTTTCTGAATCCCAGAAAGCAGAAAACCCGCCTGGCAGCGAGTTCTCAATCGGCACTTGTTGACGCAAGCGCTTAGGTACTTCTTCGTTCTGGAGAACGATATGTCACACCCAAAAAATACCACTTGTTCACTTGTGGCGCAAGACTCCCTCACAACTGAGGTCGGTTTTTGCGAAACCCCTATTGAAGTTAAAGGGGAGTACATGCTCCAGGTTGTCGCGGGCATCGGCTCGAGAGACGCCATCCAGCAGGCGCGCACACTCGCATCTGGTCTCGGCCAGATCTGCCAGCACATGCACGACAGCCTGAATTACGGCGAGATGGTTTATTGCGATGGCATGGCCACCTTGAAGTTTGTGGCCGATAGCGTCAGCGCGCTTCTCTGGTCCGTCCAGCGCGGTCTTCCCTCCGAGATCGAAAGCTCAGGAGGTGACCAGTGAAGCCTCCAATGTGGAACCAGTTGCTGGTCGACGTTGAACGCGAGTTCCCATCTACCTTCGCGAAAGGGGCAAAGCTCACGCCTGCCCAGGTCGAACGGCTGCAGTGCGTAGAGAACACCAACGACAACTTCCAGCTCAGCACACTGAGCGGAGTTGCCGCTATCGGTGAGCTCATCGCGCATGCAGCAAATCGCGGCGACTTGTCTGATGAAGTCGCCATGAATGCCGGCTGGCTTATCAATTCGCTGGCGCTCCTGTCCATGTCCATGGCCGAGGCCGGCGCTGCTGCCGCATACAAGCTGCAGAACATCCCCCACCAGGGAGCCACCAAATGAACGGGCCACTACCAACCATGCAAGAGGCTTCGCAAGAAGCGGAGTTTCAGCTGTGCGCAGCCAAAGATGTGCTCGAGTGGCAGCACGCACTGATCAAGGCCATGCACCTGGATCACCTGCACGACAGCGGAAAAGGGATTGGCGCCTTGTTTGAGGTGGCGAAGTACTTCAGCGACACCGGCTTCGGCGGAGTTTATAGCGCCATCGACCAGTTCAAGGTTCTCGGCGAATCCGCGCCACAAAACGCAGAGATGCCAAATCGTGGCGCGCACGGAATAGGTACCGGCGTACCGCTGGCTGAGTTTTCGAAGGGTCGACAAATGGATGCCGCTGGCCAGCTAGGCATCACTCAGCAAGCGCTGAATACTGCCATCAAGTTAAAGAGGCAGATCCAGGTTCTGGAAATGCCAGATGGAAGCGTTACCGCTGTCGAGACAAAGGTTTTCCCTGCGCCAGGTCGGAGGACTCGCCAATGACCATCGTCATCATCAAAGACGGCGATGCCGTCACGTCAACGACGGCGATTGCTGCGGGCACGGAGAACGAGCACGCCAGCGTGATCGCCCTGGTCCGGAAGTACCAGGGCGATCTGGGCGAGTTCGGGAGGGTCCGATTCGAGGTAGAACCCTTTGAAACTGCCGGTGGAATGCAAACGCGGGAGATTGCGCTGCTTACAGAACCCCAATCAACGCTATTGCTGACCTACATGCGCAATACGGACATCGTTCGAGCATTCAAGAAGAAACTGGTGCGCGAGTTCTGGGATCTGGTCCAGCAGCGCAACCAACGCGGCCCGGCGCTGCCGGCGGACTATATCGGCGCCCTGGAACACCTGCTGGCATCGAAACGCTCCGAGCAGTTAGCAATCGAGCAGCGTGACTACGCCATTGAAACCAAGGCTGAGATCGGTTCGCGCCGTGAAGCGACAGCGATGGCCACAGCTTCGGCGGCTGTTCGCCAGGCCAACCAATTGAAGGAAGAGCTCGGACGCGGGCTGCGGCAGGCCACGGTCGCCGCCGTGGAGAAGGTCTGCAAGCGCAAGTTCGGCAAGCAGGGTTTCCGCCCGCTGAAGAACTGGTGCGCTGAGAACGGAGTGCAAGCCCCGAAAGTCCACGATCCGCGTTATGGCTGGGTTCGCTCCTGGCCCGCAGCTGCCTGGGCAGACGTTTACCAAATTGATCTGGCCGTCCTGTTTGGCGCCGACGGAGAACAAGCATGAAAATTTCCCACGAACAACTCATGGCACAGATCGCCGAGTCGGCGGTTGAGTATCAACTGGCCGAGACCAAGCGCAACTCGCTGCGTCGCGAATTGAACAGCATGTACCGCGTGTACTTCGATGCCTACGGGCGGCCCTTCGCCGACAGCAACAAGCGCGTGAACCCCCACGATAAAGAGTTCGAAGGAGTAATTGCTTTCACGGATGTGGCTTACACGCGGTGGAAAACTCAGCGTGACCTCACGACCAAGCTGAAGCGCAAGATGCGCATGCTCGTCGAACGCCTGGAGCGTGCGCTATGAGCAAAGTCTTGAATTTTCCAACACCGGCACCCGTTGAGATCATCAATGAGGCCCACTTCGAAAAGTTTGAAGACGCGGCACTCATGCTCATGTCCTTCGAAAAGCTGGCAGACGCAGTCGATTTTGTATCTGAGGGCGGCGAGATCCATGAGCGAGACGACACCCATATTGGACTGATGGAGGCGTGCATGGCGCTCGCGGTGATGTTTCGCCGTAGAACCGGGCATGACGTACAGACGGTATCTGCTGACCACCTGGACCATCAAAGGAAATGCTTGATGGATGGCGTTGAAGTCAAGTCCCTGCCTATTCCCGTTCGACCTCCAGCGCTCAGCCCGCTACCAACCGCAGCATTCACAGCCCTTTCGACTGCAGATCTGGCTCAGGTCGGATTCAACTACGTCAATCGATCGCATGAGCACATCAAGGGTAACTGCCCGAAACTCATTGAGCTGGATCTCGCCCGCGCACACTCGCTTGACGCCATGGGGGCGCTTGTTGTCCTGATCGAGAGGCTGTCGGGCGGCGTGGCTTCGATTGCCTGCGGCGAGACGCCAATTGCCAATGCTCCAGGCTCGGAGACGCTGCAATGACCACTCCCATGGAATCAACTACCGGAATCCCGGTAGTTACGACTGCCACTGCCGAAGTGGTCGCCGGCCCCTGGCCCTGCTATTCCAACTGCCGCCATCTGCCCGAGCGTGACCGCTGGGAGGTCTACGGCATGGCCAAGGCTGCCCGCGGCGCCCTGGAGGACCGTGGCGTCGTCATGATCGAGACCTATGACGCGTTCATTGCCCGGGTAACGCGGGAGTTGGACATATGAGTATGGATCTGATGGTTAAGGCCATGAAAACCAAGGTCGGAAACCCGCTGCGCAAGCTGGTGCTGGTCAAGCTGGCCGACAACGCCAGCGATCAAGGCGAATGCTGGCCTTCCTATCAGCACATTGCCGATCAGTGCGAGATTGGCCGCTCGACGGTGAAGCTGCATATTCGAGAACTGGAAAAAGCTGGCTTTCTTCGCCGGGAGTACCGTCGAAAGGGCGAGTTGAATCAGTCGAACGTTTTCCATTTGTCGCTTGATGGTGGGGCAGCTCCTGCCCCAGTGGGTGGGGCACCAGATAACCCACCTGGGGCAGGAGATAACCCAGGGGGTGGGGCAGGAGCTGCCCCCAGAACCAGTCACTCTTCTGAACCAGTCAAGGAACCTAAAACCTTGTGTGCATCGGAAGTGGAATCGGCTGAAGCCTTCGAGTTGTTCTGGAAGCTGTACCCGAACAAGAAATCGAAGAAGGACGCACGCAAGGCCTGGGACAAGCTCAAGCCTGACGCTGATCTACGCCTCACACTGATGACCGCTCTTGGCAATCACCGCCTTTCTCGCGACTGGACCAAGGATGACGGCCAGTACGTGCCTATGGCGTCGACCTGGCTCAACGGCGAACGCTGGACGGACGTGCTTAAGCCAGCAACAGCCGCCGGAGGCCAGGCGTTCAACAACCTGCCCAACCACACCCCGGATATGTACCAAGGAGGCGGCAATGGCCCAGCGTTCTAATTTCCGTCGCCAGCCTGAAATGCGTACGTTCGAGGGTGGCTGTCCGCAGCACCCTGAAGTGGAAACCCGAAGTGAAGTCGAACAGTTCGATGGATCAATGCAGACCCGCCCATGCAAGCAGTGCCAGTTCCACGGGCTGCGTATAGCCGAGGTGGGCAGTGAAGAGCATACGCAAGCATTGGCCAACCTCGCCGCCGAACGTCTGAACAGCGCGCTTGTGGGGTCGGGTATCACGCCACGGTTTGCCGAGTGTGCTTTCTCGACATACCGCGCAACGACCCCGGAGATGGCCGCGGCGCTGGAGAAGTGCCAGGGATATGCCAATGAGTTTGCTCAGCACTTCAAGGCCGGCCGCAATCTGCTGATGACCGGCAATATCGGCACCGGCAAGACGCACCTGGCCTGCAGCATCGTTCGTCGGGTCATCGAGATGAAGGCCATTGCGGTGATCACCACCGCCGCGGAGATAATCCGGGTATTCAAACGCTCTATGGCGCGCGACTCTGGTTACACCGAAGGCGACGTGATCGACGAACTGTCGAGTTTCGACCTGCTGGTGATTGATGAGGTAGGCGCCCAGGCCGGCACCGCGTATGAGCTTGGGGTGCTGCATGAGGTGATCGATAAGCGATACCAGCTCTTAAAACCCACGGTGCTGGTATCGAATCTACCGGCAAAACCCACCACCGACGTGGACGGCAAACCCCTGCCGAGCCTGGAGCAGTACATCGGCGCCCGCGCACTGGATCGACTCCGCGAAAACGGCGCGTTGCTGGCCGGCTTCACCTGGGGTTCGGCACGGGGGCGAGCATGATCGACACGCGCGAATTATTCAGTCTGGAAGCAGAGCAGGGCGTGATTGGTGCGCTCTTGCTGGATAAATCACTGGTGGATGACATTTTCGGCTCGCTCACTGTCGCGGACTTCTATTTCGACGATAACGCAGCTCTTTTCGAGGAGGCGCAGACCTGTCACCAGGCTGGAATGCCGATCGACGTAGTCACCGTTAGTTTCAGCCGGAGCTTTCTGCCAAGCGGACAAACCACTCTGGGCTACGCAGGTGAAATTGCCCGCGGCGTGCCTTCGGTGGCGAACTGGAAGACCTACGCGAGGGTGATAAAGGAGCGCGCAGTGCTTCGCCAGTTGGTTGCGGTCGCGCGCGAGATCGAGCAGGGAGCAAGCGCAAGCAAGCCCTTCCCCGAAATCATCGCGAGCGCGCAGCAGGCCATGGCTGACGTGCGCGATCTCGAAGGCGATGAGCCAAAATATCGCCGTCTCGATGAGTGGATGGGTGACGCTGCCAACACCGTCAACAACAAGCACCTCGGCTTGATACCGGACTGGCCTTCCTTTGGTCTGGTTGATCTCGACGAACTGGCGGATGGGATACGACCGAAAAAAATCACCATCATTGGCGGGCTGCCCGGTAGCGGGAAAACTACCCTGGCGCTCCAGGCTGCTCAGCACAACGCGATCAAAAGGAATGACCCCTGGCTGGTGTTCTCGCTGGAAATGCCTGGCGAAGAACTGGGGCTTCGCGCAATAGCCTCGCTCGGTGGTATTGAGCTGCAGCGGCTCTCCAAGCCAGCCAGCAACCGCGGAATGCGAGACGAAGACTGGAATGCGATGGTCGGTGCGGTAGCTCAAGCGAATGGCGCGCCGCTATTCGTGGTTGAAGACCCAGTGCAAACCCCGTCGAGTATTCGAGCTGAGGCACGCCGATGCCAGCGCGAGCACGGCCTGGGCGGGATCGTCGTCGACTATTTGCAGTTGGTCAAAGCTGAAACGAAAGGTCGGACGCGGAGTGAAGAGGTCGGCGCCATCAGCAAGGCTTTTCTGCGAATTTCCAAGGAGCTCGATATCCCGGTGGTGCTGCTATCCCAGCTCAACAGGGAATCCACGAAACGCACAGGCAAGAAGCCTCAGTCGAGTGACCTTCGAGACTCGGGGGAAGTGGAAGCTGACGCCAGCTGCATCATTCTGGTTCACCGGGACATGGACACCGAGGAGGGGCAGAACGGCTTGACTGAGATGCTCATGACCAAGTGCAGGCACGCCCGGGTAGGCAGTTGCATTGTGCAGCAGCAGGGCCAATACGGACGTTTCGTTAACTTTGCGGGCCGTGAGCCCACCCAGGAAGAGGTGGAGATCAATCGCCCCTTCTCTGAGCAGTACAGGGGGAGGAAGAAATGATGATCGCCACCGGAGTGTTAGACCGCATCGCAGGAAGCGCTAATGCCGAGCAGACAGGCGTTAGATTCCAATTTCCGCGTTTTCAGCTACAGCCCACGGCTTGCGAGGCCTGCGCCCCGCATCAGCAAATTGTGATTATGGAGGTTTATAAAAGCCTCGGGAGTGCCGCAAATGAGTAACGTAACGGCGGCATTGCCGCGCAAAAGTCTGCTGGATCATGAGCGCAAGTTTTTGAAGATTGCCGGGGAAGGCCTTGCCCAGGAGAAGGTTGGCGGTGCTGCTGCATTGGCCTGCCTTCTGGATATGGTCGCCAGCTGGCACGCCACCAGGGTCAACATCGAGTTCGGGGATTACTGCAAGCGCTGGGTGTCCGAAGGTAACGCCAAGAGCAAGTCTGCGGACAAGCTGTTGCGCAATATCCTCGGTTTGGATGACAACCCGCCGCCGCGCCGGATTCGGAGGGCTGCCTGATGAGCGTGTATCGAGACGCAGCGCATTGCATCAGCCGGGTGATGTCTATCGAGATCCACGACGGTACCAAGAAGGCGTCGTGGCAGCGCAAGTACAAGGCGACATTCGACGATGAACTGCTCACCGGATCGGTAAGCGACGAACTATCGCCGGAAGAGCGCCTGACGCAGGATTCGATGACCCGGTCTACCATCAAGCGAGAGCTGTCTGAGGTCCAGTGGCAGGCGCTGGTCGGCAAGTATTCGATCAACCAGAACGAGGTGAGAGATGCCGCCGCGTATTTAACACCCAGGGTTGTGAGCCCTGCTCATCAGCTGTTCAAGACCAAGTGCGTCATGGCATGGATGATTCCCGAGCGCCGCAACGGACTGCCCTCGTCGTTCTACGTGCTCCATAGCTGGGATGCTGACGGCACGCCTGAGAGAACCTTGCGCCGCTGGCGTTCGATTACCAAGGCTTGGCTCGATGGCCAGGTTACGGCCGCACACTTCGCGGTTGAGGCCCTGCTCGAAGAGCGCGGCCTGTTGTGTCGGGAGGCGGCTTGACAGTGGCCGAATGACCGCGTAGATTTCGAACCTGCGGTTTGGTGTATCACAGGATGACAGCCAAACAAAGAAAACCCGGCCATTGCGTCGGGTTTTTTTATGGCAGTTTAAGCTCGTGCTTTTGCCATAGTTGACAGCGCTCATGGGACTGGGCAAAGGTTGAGCTCTATCCAAAATGGAGCACTACCGATGCGAAAGATCCTCGCAATTGCAGCACTTCTCATCTCCACAGCTGTAATTTCTGAAGACCGGGTAACATTGTCTAATATCCATGCAGGTACAGCGCCGGAAGGATACAACGCGGTGATGGGCATGGCTCACAACAACACGAATGCTCCATTGGGTTCTGTGTTTGTGAAATTCAAGCTCTATGACGCGGCCGGTAACGTCATCGGCAACACAATTGCACACGGTTCGGATATTGGCCCGGGGGAAAATTGGAAGTTTTCTGCACCTACGGCAATGCCCTTTGCTCAAGCAAAGCTCAGCAGCGTAGAGATCTACTGATTATGCTTTCCGAAAGCCCGGCCAAGCGCCGGGTTTTTTATTGGGAAAATTCTGCATTCTAGCGTGCCCGTTTTTTTGCCATTAATGATGACATAAGCGCCATCCAGGTCTTTTTTGAGAACCATTTGATGGCACATTGATTCATAGTGCCGTAGGCAGGTTTTTGATCTTTTCTCAGAACTTAATGGTCACAAAATGAAGAAAATACTCCTTCCGGCTTTGCTGTTTTGCGCGGTTTCTTACGGCGCTCAAGCGGCGGAACTTTCTGGCGCTCTCGGCGCTACGAGCCAAGGTGGTTTGACTGCTCGTACTGCCCTGGGATTCAACTGGGACAAGGCTTGGTTGGAAAGCTCTACAGGTAAGCTGACCGGTTATTGGGACTTGGGTTACACATACTGGGAGTCTGGGAAAGAGGCTGGCGCTCGCCACTCTATATCCTTCTCCCCAGTGTTCGTTTACGAGTTTGGTCATGGCGACATCAAACCATTTATCGAAGCTGGGATTGGCGTGGCAGTGTTCTCCGGGACTACGGCCGGTGACCAGAAGTTTGGGTCGTCCTTCAATTTCGAGGATCGCATTGGTGCTGGGCTGAAGTTCGGTGATACGCAGCGGGTGGGTATTCGCGCGACTCACTACTCCAACGCAGGCATCAAAGAGCCCAACGATGGCATCGAGTCATATGCGCTTTTCTACAGCCACATGATATGAATTCCATGAGAACCTGGCACCTGCTGGGTTCTCATTGAAGTGGAGGCTGGAATGGATTTAGGGCATCTCCAGGACGCGATTGAAAGCATCGAAGCGCAGGAGGCGCCCATGAAGGTAATTCTGATTAAATTGAGTCCGGAGTTTCTCGACCGATTAATACGATCCAGTCTTGCCAATTACTACCTTTTCGTTTCAGCGACCTATCCGGACACTGTTCAGCGGGTTCTGCTCGGCAAACCCTACGAGATCCACGAGCAAGCTGAAGATTACAAGCTTGATATCGCTTAAAACGCTTTCAAAAGCGTTCTTCGTTCCCTGCGCAGTTCTGCGCAGTGAGTGCGCACCTGCGCAACTTGCGCAAAAGCAGAAGCGACGAGGGTTGTGCGTAGTTTGCAGGTGATTGGAATTGCGCATATTGCGCAGCTGAAGCTCGATTGTTTTATGCAGGTTATCGCCCAGGCAGCTGGGCTAAGTCGGTAGAGGCGTCGTCTAATCCCGTGCGGACAATGGGCGGCTACGCGATGAGAGGGCAGGGTACGTGACCCGGCGATCTGCCCCACCAGAGCTGGAGAGTTGCGCCAGCCACCTGCACCCATTCAAGAGCCCCGCCATCGTGCGGGGTTTTGCGTTTCTGGAAGGCGGCGCCAAGTGGTAGGCAAGCCGGTTTGAACCCGGTGTTGCTGGAAACGGTAGGGGTTCGACTCCTCCGCATTCCGCCAATCAACGAGTTTTATGTGGGTGAATGCTCAAGGATGAGCAGAGGCCGGATCAGCAGCATGGATCGCGTCCGGTTGCCCGCGCCTATTCGCTTTATTCGGGATAGTCCCCGTCAGCAAACTCAGTAGGTGAAACCATGCCATATGTAGTGATCCCTCAGCCTTTTCCCAACTCGCCGCTGCAGACCCAGTTCGCGACCGAGGATGAGGCGAACGCCCGTGCTGAACAGATGGTCCAGCAGGCGCCCAAGCAGCCCGTGTATGTCGCGGAGCTGAAAACGATGTACCAAGGCTCAGTGACCGTCACCACCGCGGCGGCAGTTGCTCAGCCACTGAATCCCGAACAGGGGTGATTGCACCGCCACGCCGTGAGGCGTTGCAGCGACGTGCCGTATCGTCGAGATGACGACACACAAGCACAAACCGCCAGGGTTCGCCCTGGCACCTATTCAGGCTGCCTCAACAGACACCGACAGGCGTTTACCGAGTGCGGCCAAGGCGTTTTCCAGCTGCTCCATCTTCGATGTGTGCAGGAAGTCGACCAGGCGATCGCCCTGGGCCTGGTGAACGCCCAGCAACCGGCACAAGTCGGCCTTGCGCATATCCCGATCCATCATCGAATTCCACAGGGCGATCTTTGCCACGGTCACCGCTGGTAAGTGGATGACGTGTTCGCCGGCCTGGGGTGCTGATGCCGCTGGAATCGCTCGGCGCTCGTCGACGTAGATGGATAGCGCACTCTCAATCGCGTCCTGCGCTTCACGGATCGCGTGTTCTTTGTCGTCGCCGTAGCTGTTCAGCTCTGGCAGGTCACGGCAGAACACGGCCAGGCCGGGAGCGCTGTCGTCCTGCTCAAAGCGGATTGCGTAGTTGTACATGGTCACTCCTTTGGAGGTGATCGCTCAGCGTGCAGATGTGGTGAAGGGGCTCATCAGAGCCCCAGTTGTTTAATGATCGCCTTGCGGGTCGGTTCGGGCATTTCCTTGCTTCCGTGATCCGCGAAGGTGGTCCTGTTGCCGTTTGGGGCGATTACTTTGAAGTGGCTTCCCTTGCCAGCTTCGAAGGTCACCCCTTGGGCCTTCAACCATCGTCTGAACTCGCTGAACTTCATCACCTCGCCTCGTTGTTGGGGTGAGTTTATTCTACAACACTTTTGTTTTAACACAACACTTATGTTGTATTTTCATTTGGAGAGACGGATGGACCCAAACGACCTCGGCCCAGGGACGCTCGCGTGGCTGAGTGGTACGGGCACCGTAGTGCTTGGTGGCTTGCTCTGGCTGAGGAAGTTCCTCTCCAAAGACGCGACCGACCGGGCAATGGATAACGCCGACATCGGCACCGTGCGCCGGCTGAATGAGCTGCTCGACACCGAGCGCGCCCGGGCCAACGCCGCCGAGGCCAGAGCCGACCAGTTCGCGAAAGAGCGCAACGAGCTCGCCGCAGCAGTAGGGCGCATGGAAGGCAAAATCGAGGCGCTCACCAGCCAAGTCGGCCAACTTACCGAGCGCGTCACGCTGCAGAGCGAAGAGATCCACCGCCTGCGCACGAAGCTGGGAGACGACAACTAATGGACAGATGCGCAATGGAGTTCATCGCCCGTCACTGGTGGCGTCGGGTTGAAGGATGGCTGATTGCCCTCGTGCTGGTAGCCGGAGGCGCGACCCTGGGCTGGCAAGCCGGCGTGTGGTCAACCACTGCCGAACACACCAAGCAACTCACCGAGGTGCGCGCCGCCTACGACGCAGCCCTGGGCAAGCGTGATCTGCGGCTGACCAACCTGGCAGAGAAGACCCAGGACGCAGCAGTGAAGGTGCAAGAGGCATCCCACACCGCCGTTCAGGCAGCTGACACGGCCAGCAAAGCAGCAGACAAAGCAGGTGAGGCTCTGACGCGGGCACAGACTGAGGAACGACCATGATCGAGCTGACTGACCACAACGGGTACAGCCACTACTTTGCCCCCAGCGCCATCGCTCATGTGCAAGAGACCTCAACCAGCACGCAATACCGGGGCATCCACGCAATTGTCCGCACCTTTGACGGTCGCGAGACAGAGGTGCGGGAGTCTGCCCAATCCATCGTCAGCAAGATCAGGCAGCCGAGCTGAATTCCGCGCCACGTTCTCGAATGCGCCAAATCGTGGCGCGGATATTTATTCAGATGGCGGTACTGATTCCCAGTAGATGACGATCTCCGAATAACCGTTCTTCAAGAGAGCCGCACGCTTTTCTTCTGTAGTGGTGAGGCCTCTGTCCGACGTTGGAAGTTTGTCTTCCTCGAAGAAGTAGATGACGTCTTCGTCCTCGGCAAAGTGAGCAGGAGCCTCGCTCTTGTGCGATGCGCCATTCAGCTTGTAGTTGATGTCCGCCAACAGCGCACGGCCATTTTCCAAGTCATCGAGAACAGCGATAGCGGTGGGCTCGTAATCCCACCGTAGATGACGAATGGGTCCGGTTTCATCGTGGATTTGGTAAAGAGGCCCTAAGCCCTTGTACCAGTCTGGGCGCGATTCTTCGAGTCTGTATTTCGACACGCTGCGTGCTCCTTGCTTTGAATGATCCTCATGAATACCGGCACCGAGCCAGCATTACAACCCCGGAGCGTTACTGACTATGACGACCATTGCCTACAAAGACGGCGTAATCGCCTATGACGGCCGCCAGGTCCGTAACGATCGCATCGTCTCCGACAACGCACCGAAGTGCCTGGTTGTGGATGGTGTCAGCTTCTTCCTGGCAGGCGCCGTATGTGACGAAAAGGCGTTGATTGCCGCCTACTTCGGCACTCCCTCGAAGGTGCCGGTCGAGTGTTCAGGCTATGTCGTCGACGGCGGCAAGCTGTTGATGATCGGTCACGACGACACGACCGGGGTATGGAAACAGGATCTTGATCCAGCGAACCCGGACGCCATGGGCAGCGGCGCTCCATACGCCTTGGCTGCAATGGATATGGGGGCAAGCGCGGAGGAGGCGGTGCGTGCCGCAATGAAGCGGGACATCTACACGGGCGGCATGGTCCGCACCGTCACCATTGCTCCAGTGGAGCCGAGGGCTATCCCATGACCACGATCACTACGCCTCGCGGCGTGCGCAACAACAACCCCGGCAACATCGACTACAACCCGCGCAATGCCTGGCAAGGGCAGCTTGGTCTGGAAGTCGGCGTACCATCCCCACGGTTTGCACGCTTTGACACCCCAGAGAACGGCATCCGCGCCCTGGGCAAGCTGCTGATCAACTATCGCGGCAAGGACGGTATGCCCGGCGTGGGCGGCCCAGGCATCGACACCGTGCGTGAAACCATCACCAGGTGGGCACCAGGCAATGAGAACAACACCGAGGCCTACATTGCGGCCGTGGCTCGACGTATGGGCGTGAGTGCCAATGACGTGATCGACGTCCGGAAGCCGGCAACGCTGGGCGTAATGGTGTCCAGCATCATCGCCCATGAATGCGCAGGGTTCGCTTATCCAGAGGCCGTTTTAGCGGAAGGGCTCCGCCGAGCGTTGTCATGATCCGCTATCTGATCGCAGCCCTGATCGGCTGCCTGATCATCATTTACGGCGGCTATCAGCGCATCCAGTCTCAGTCTGAGGACTTGGCCACCGCCGAATCCCTGGTCACGACCCTGAACAAAGCAGCCGATTCTCGCCGGAATACTCAGCGACTGCTGGCCCAGCTCGACACCGACCACACAAAGGAGTTGGAGAATGCCCAAGCCGATAATCAGCGTCTTCGCACTGCTGTTGGTACTGGCGCTCGCCGGTTGTCAGTCGAAGCCACCTGTCCCGCAGTGGGAGCCACCACCGCCACCTCCGGCCTGGGTCATGAAAAAGCGCGAGCCGAACTTGACCCAGCGGCTGGAGAAAGAATTGTCGCCATCGCCAACGACGGTGACGAAGGATTGATCGCCCTGCGCGCGGCACAGGACTACATCAACACCTTCTGCCAGGCACCAAGGCAGTAAGCGCAGCACACCCCCGATACTCACGCTAAGGAAGCGCTCATGGCTGCTAAATGTGATTGGGCAGCCGTCGAGAGGGATTATCGGACGGGCTGCTATACGAACCGCGAGCTGGGCCGGCGGCACAATGTGTCGGAAAGCTCAATCCGTAACCGTGCCGACAAGTATGAATGGCAGAAAGATCTGTCTGAGATGATCCGTCAGCGTGTCAGGGAGAAGACCGGGCGCGCCGCCGCTGCTGCTGTGGCAGAGGCAACCAACGACGCCGAGATCGTCGAGCAGGCCGCCGAGGCCGGTGCCCAACTGGTACGCGGCCACCAGGTGGTGATTGCCAGAACCCGCGATATCACTCAGCAGTATGTCGAGCGCATTCATGAGCAGGTCGCCGCCGGCAAGATCACTGTCATGACCCAGAAGGGTGAGCCGGTCGAGATCGACATCCCGCTGGACTACGTCGGCAAGAGCATCGGCCACGCCACGCAGTCCTTGGAGCGGCTGATCAAGCTCGAACGCCAGGCCCACGGCCTGGACACCGACAAAGAACGGGAAAGCACAGGCAAATCCCTTGAGGATCTGCTGGCTGAGGCAGCTGGTGATGGGGAATGAAACTGACCGCCAGCGCCTGGTGCGTGAGGGTGACGAGCTAATCGCCCTACACCTCGCCAAGCAGCTCAAGGGCAAGGCTTTACTGTTGAAGGCCCTGAGCAACAAGTGGTACAGGCTCAACGCGCTGTACAAGATCAAGGATAAGAACGGCAAGGTTCAGCGCTTCAAGCCGAACCAACAGCAGCGCGAGCGGTTCCTCAACGAGCATAACCGCGACATCATCCTCAAGGCCCGGCAGCTGGGCTTTACCACCTTTGAGATGATCGACGCGCTCGACGATTGCCTATTCACCAGGAACTACAGCGCCGGCTGCATCTGCCACACGCTGCCGGATGCCAAGGAGATCTACCGCAACAAGATCAGGTTTGCCTACGAAAAGCTTTCAGGCGACCCGGCCTGGTCGGCGATCTTCAAGCTGATCGGCATGCGCCTGCCAGTACCGCGCAGTGACAAGGACCAAGGCTACATCTTCGATAATGGCTCAAGCATCCAGGTGTCGACCTCGTTCCGGGGCGGCACGCTCCAGCGCCTGCATGTGTCGGAGTTCGGCAAGATCTGCAAGCTGAGCCCGGACAAGGCCCAGGAAATCGTCACCGGTGCGTTTGAGGCCGTGGGCCTGGGCAACCGGGTCACCATTGAAAGCACCGCCGAGGGCCGCGAAGGCTACTTCTTCACCTACTGCGAGTTGGCCAGGGCCATTAAAGACGCCGGCCGCACGCCGACGGTGATGGATTGGCAGTTCCACTTCTTCCCCTGGTTCAAAGACCCCACGTATCGCCTGGAGGCATTCGACCAGGTGGTGGTGCCGCAGTGGTTGCAGGAGTACTTCGCCGAGCTGGCAGCCAAACACGGAATCCGCCTCGACCGCGCCCAGCAAGCCTGGTACGCCAAAAAGGCCGAAGCGCTCCACGACGACATGAAGCGCGAATACCCAGCCACGCCTGACGAAGCTTTCGACCAAGGCATCAAGGGTGCTTACTACCTCACGCAGATGCGTTTCCTGCGGCAACAGGGCCGGATCACCAAGGCGGTGACCCGAAACCCTACGTTGCCGGTTTTCACTGCCTGGGACTTGGGCATGGGGGACGCTATGTCCATCGTGCTGTTCCAGGTGGTGGGCCGCCAGGTGCACATCATCGATTACATCGAGCATTCCGGCGAGGGCATGGAGTACTACGGCGATCTGCTCAAAAAGCTGGGTTATTCCTACGGTGCCCACTACGCCCCGCACGACATCGTTGTGCGCGAGATCGGTACAGGGAAGTCCCGGATCGACGTGGCAAAGCAATACGGGATTACGTTTCAGATCGTCCCACGCGTCTCCCGCAACAGCGAGGGCGTGCAGGCGGTGCGTAACTTCCTGCCGCTGTGCTGGTTCGCCGAGGACGAGCAAGACACCCGCGCGTCGACTGGCGATGCCGATACAGGCAAGCCAAGAACCGCAGGCGTATCAAGGCTGATCGACTGCATCGACAACTACCGGAAAGAGTGGGATCTGAGGTTGGGCGTGTATAAGGATCAGCCACGTCACGACTGGGCGAGCCACGGGGCCAAGGCATTCGAAACCCTGGCACGCTGCGGAGTCTTCGAGGCAACGGCAGGGGCAATCCCCGCAGCGCCAACAACATCAAACACGGATCGAGCCCGACGCAACTGGAGCGCGCACACATGACCACTATGTTTATTGAATGGAAGCAGGTCGCCGACGTCATAGCCCGCCTGGTTGCCCCGCTCACCGTCCAGAGCTTTCAGCTACGTCGAGACATTGGCTTGGTCCAAGTCGACGCGGTAGAAATCAAGGAGCCGGATGGCGGACACCCTGCAGTTCGGGTGCAGTTCGAGATGGCTCACGACCTGGGCGTGACACTCAACGTCAAGTTGGCCGAGTTTGCGGCCGACCCCGTCAACTACATGCAGGATCTGCTGGCCAACCTGCGGAAGCTGGAGCACGGCGCGAAACTGCGCCGCTCCGGCCGACAGGCTGAAATCAACAACGTTCATGAGGCAATGATCCATGGCTGAATTAGGTTTGCTGCAATTCAGGAGCGCCGCAGACCTGCATGCTGATGAAGTCGCCGCTGAGGAGCAGGCGCTGCAAAGCCGGCGCGCTCTACAGGTGCAGTCGTCTTTGGCGGCGCACATCCGTCGGTGTTTCGAGTCTGCCAAAAACGCCAAGCGTGAAATCGATGATCGGCTGCTGGACTGCGCGCGGCGCCAGAAAGGAAAGCATGAGGAGACGAAGCTCCAGGCGATCCGGGAGGCTGGCGGCAGCGAGATTTACCCAAAGCTGACCACCACCAAGTGCCGCGCTGGCGCTTCCTGGATTCGTGACATCCTGATCCCGGTCAATGGACACCCATGGGGGCTAGATCCAACGCCGGTGGCGGATATCCCGCCCGAGTTTCTTGCTGCATTTCAGCAGAAGCTCGCCCAGCAGATGATGCAGGCCCAGCAGGCCCAGCAGGGGGAGCAGGGGCAAGATGCGCCGCCACAGACGATGCCTGACCCAGCCGAGCTGGAAGCGAAGCTGCGTGAGCTCATCCAGGAGAAGGCCAAGGAGGCGAGCGAGGCGCATGAAACGCTTATCGCCGACCAATTGGCCGAGGGAGGCTGGGAAACCGCGCTCGAGGAGTTCATCGACGACTTCACCATCTACCCGGCGGCATTTGTTAAAGGGCCATTGCTTCAACGTGTGCCGCAGATTGCCTGGGGCCAAAATTGGCAGATGATCGAAACGGAGGAGATTCAACCCCTTTTTCACCGGGTTTCGCCCTTCGACATGTATCCGTCGCCAGATTCGACGAACACCGATGACGGTGCATTCATCATCGAGCGCGAACGCTACACACGGTCGCGCCTCAACGCGCTCACTGGTGTTCCCGGCTACAGCGACAACGCGGTTCGTGCCGTGCTTGCCGAGCATGGTCAAGGCGGCCTGCGTGAATGGCTCGCAACTGATTCGCAGCGCGCGCGGCTTGAGGACAAGGCCGGCGACTGGATGATCAATAACGGGGAAACCATCGAGGGGCTGCACTATTGGGGCGGAGCCCAGGGGCTGATGCTACTGCAGTGGGGCATTGATCCATCCCAGGTGCCGGACGTGCTTGATGAGTACCAAGTTGATGCGATCCTGATCGGCAATCACGTTATCCGGTGCGTGTTCAACCGCAACCCTCTGGGCGGCCGGCCATATCACAAGGCGTCGTTCCAGATCGTGCCTGGCTCGTTCTGGGGGATGTCGATTCCTGAGTTGATGAGTGATGTGCAGGACTTCTGCGGCTCAACAGCCCGGGCACAGGCCAACAACATGGCGTTTGCCAGCGGCCCGCAGGTGGAAGTTGATGAAGACCGCTTGCAGCCGGGTGAAAACCCAAACGAGATGTATCCGCTGAAACGCTGGCGGGTGAAAAGCGGCCAGACGGCAGGACTGCAGGGAGGGGCGACGTCACCGGTGATTCGCTTTTACCAGCCGGTCAGCATGGCTGGTGAGCTTCAAGCGGTCTATGACTCATGGGAGAAGCGCGCGGACGACGCGACGAATATCCCGCGATACATCTACGGCGCCGAAAAAGTCGGTGGCGCAGGCAACACAGCCAGCGGTCTATCGATGCTGATGGAGTCGGCCAACAAGGGTATCAAGGACGCGATCCGCCACATCGACCGTGGAGTGGTTCGCCGTGTCGTCGAAGCGCTGTGGTTGTTCAACATGCGGTACTCCGATAACAACGCAATCAAGGGCGACTGCAAAGTCGTGGCCCGGGGCGCAAACGCGATGCTACAGCGCGAGCAAACGCTGAACGCGCGCACTCAGTTCCTGAGCTTCACCAACAACCCGACCGACATGCAGATCCTCGGCCTTGAAGGTAGGGCCGCAATCTTGCGCAAGGTCGCCGAAAGCTTGGATATGCCAGGGCTGATCCCGACGAAAGCCGAGATGAAGGCCCGGGAGGAGCAGCAGCAGGCGCAGCAGGCCCAACAGCAGCAACAGCAAGCCGCTGCGGTGGGGCAGCAGGTCGAAGCGGAAACCGAGAAAACCGCTGCCCAAACAGCTGAACTGACCGCGAAGGCCGAGAAAACCCGTGCTGAGGCCCAGCGCCTCGGTATGAGCAACGGTGCCGTGGTCGCCCAACTTCAACATGCAGGTGGCGGAGCCAATGAAACCCAGCAACCAACAGTGGCAAGCCCTGGTCAACCTGACCAACAGCCCGGAATGGAAGCACCTCAAGGAGATACTGAGCAGCCATTTGATGGAGGCGCAGCAGAGCCTGGAGGGGGTGAACAACCTGGAGGGTTTATTCAGGGCTCAGGGCAGGGCGAGCCTGGCCAGGGAGCTGATCAAGACGTTTGAAGAATCCCGCGAGATGCTTGAGCGAATCCAGGCAAGCATCTCGCGGCCTATCCAGTAGCTACAGAAAAAGCCGCCCAACTTGAGGCGGTTTTTTTGTGGCCACTCTCCGGTCATTTGGCCAAGTGCCCGGAACCAGTAGCACACCAGAAGCCCGGACCTGCCGGCTCTACCCAAGGAGAATACGATCAATGAGCACGCTACCCCGCAACGTACAGGCGCAAATCGATGAAGCAACGGCTATTCAGGAAGCGCTGAATAAGCCCGCCGAGAACCCCGCACCAGATGCGGCTCCGGCAGCAGATCCAAATGCGCCGGTGATCTCAGACCAACAAGCACCAGCCAAAACGGACCCGGCCCCCGCCGCCCGTAACGATGGTGCTGATTACTGGGAGCAACGCTTCAAGGTCATGCAAGGGAAATACAACGCTGAAGTACCCGCGTTGCAACAGGAAGTGTCCCGACTGACCGCAGAACTGGCGAAAGCGCAGCAGCCCGCAGGCAATGCGGTGCAGCGAGCAGTGTCGGATCTGACCCCCGAGGAAATTGAGAGCTACGGGCCGGACCTCATAGCACTTATCCAGCGAGTGGCTGGTGGCCAGGCTTCTGGCGCCAATCCCGCAGAGTTGGAATCGATTAAAACCGAACTCGAAGGGCTGAAGCATAAAACCCAGAAAAGCGAGCAGGAAAAAGCCGAGCAAGCGCAGGAAGAGTTCTTCCGGCAACTGATTCAGCGCATTCCTGACGCTGTTGAGATCAACGGATTGCCCGCGTTCCATGAGTGGCTCAGCCACATGGACACGTTCACCGGCAAAGAGCGGCAGCAGCTTTTGATCGAGGCCCAGACAGCCAACGACGCATACCGCGTCGCCGCGCTGTTCCAAGCCTTCAAAGACGCGCAGCCCGCACCGGCAGCACCGAACCCAGATCGCACCATCCCACCGGAAAACGTTCAGCCACGCTCCACTCGCACCGATCCTACGCCGCCGGCGGAGGGTAAGTGGTGGAGCAATGCTGAAATCAACGAGTTCTACAAGGATGTGGCGCTGGGCAAGCGGTACACGAAAGCCGAGGCGACTGCGATTGAACAGGACATCTCAGACGCGGTAGCAAACGGTCGCATTTCGCGATAGCACGCGCTCTGTAACGCCGCGAGGCGTCAGGAAATAGGAGCAACACCATGGCAGGTCCAGCACGCGCCCCAGGGCATCCAAACTACAGCTCCACCAGTGCATCGGGTTTCATCCCGGCGCTCTGGTCCGGCAAGTTGGTTCAGAAGCTGTATGCCGCAACCGTATTCGGTGAGATCGCAAACACCGACTATGAGGGCGAAATCAAGAATCAAGGCGACACCATCAACATCCGCACCGTACCGTCGATTGTCATCAAGGACTACGTGATCGGCGGCGGCGTTACTTACGAAAAGCCGGTAAGTGACAAGGTGCAGCTGCAGATTGACCAGGGCAAGTACTTCGCGTTCGAGGTGAACGACGTCGATGCTTACCAGGCCGATATCAAACTCATGGATGAGTTCAGCACCGACGGCGGTGAGCAGATGAAGGTGGCTATCGACACCCAGCTGCTGAACCGCCACTACGCCGACGCTGCAGCGGCCAATCGCGGCGACAACGCCGGCGCCAAGTCTGGCGGCATCAACCTCGGCAAAGCTGGCGCGCCTGTGCAGATCACCAAGGAAAACATCCTGGATGTGTTGGTGGACTGCGGCACCGTTCTCGACGAGCAAAACGTTCCCGAGCAAGGCCGCTGGGTGGTTCTGCCCGCCTGGATGAACGGCATGCTGAAAAAGTCCGATTTGCGCGACGCCAGCATTATGGGCGATTCCACTTCGGTCTTCCGCAACGGCAAGGTCGGCATGCTCGATCGTTTCACCGTGTTCATCAGCAACAACACCACAGCAGTGGATGATGTCGCGGCCACCAAGAAGGCCAGCAACGTGATGTTCGGTCACAAGAAAGGCCTCACCTTTGCCAGCCAGATGACCCAAATGGAAACCCTGCCTAACCCGAACGACTTCGGCAAGCTCGTTCGTGGTTTGAACGTGTTCGGTTCCGGCGTCATCGACCCGAAAGCGATCGGCAACCTGTACTGCAGCCGCTGATCACCCTCATCTCCACACCATAAGCGGCCGCCTGGCCGCTTTTTGCTTTTCTCGGAGAAAACCATGATTCGCGAATTGATTGAAAAGGCAAAAACAGCCGACAAAGACGGCTTGCTTGAAATGCTCAAAGACCTGGGCTTGAAGGCTGACCAACGCAAAAGCGAGGACACACTTCGCTCCGAATTGCTCGCAGGGCTCGAGAAGGCCCTGGCTGATGAAGCTGACGACGAAAGCGCGCCGAACCCTGATCTGGCGCCTGGCAATGCCGGCACTGCTGGGCTCGCTGATCCCAAGACCACCGGCGATCCTGACGTCGACACTGACTCCGCTGCGCGCGGGGTATCGGGCGATGGTGCTGATCAAGCGTCGGAGGGCGACCAACCAGCCGGCGACGACGCAGCTGCCCAAAGTGCCGCTGTTGAAACTGTGCAGGTCGCTGCCGACCCTGGCCCCGGGCGTCACATCGGGCCGGTCACCTTGAACGGCGAAGATGGCCAGCTGTACATCCCGCAGGCGCTCGTCGATGAGATGAGCATCCCTGGTATCAACATGAAGTTGGTGGCAGGCGACCCGCCAACAGCCACTGCTTTGGCCGAGGCCCAGGCGCCTGATCTCGACGACGTCGACGAGGAGGAGCGTTCGGTGCCGGTTACCGGCAATCGTCTGTTGCGCAACACCAGGACCGGCTGCGAGTTCGTATGGACTACCGAGCTGGCGAAACTTTCCTACATGCAAGAGGTGTAAACCGTGGCCGTGACGACTGTAGGCAACATCCTGACCCGCGCCAAAAAGATCCTGCAGGAAGTCACATCCAACGGCACGCGGTGGGCTAACACCGAGCTGCTGGATTGGCTGAACGAAGGGTATGCGGCAATTTGCAACATCAAGCCCAATGCCAGTTCTGTCACGGCCGAAATTACTTGCGCCCCGGGCACCAGGCAATCCATCCCCGAGGGCGGCCTGCGCCTGCTGGAGGTGGTGCGCAACATCACCCCCGCGGGCGGTGGGCTGAGTGTGATTCTCACGACCCGAGGCGCTATCGACTCAACCAGGCGACGGTGGCACGCCGAGCAGCAGGTCGAGGAGATTGAGCAGTACATCTTCGACGAGGCGGCACCGCGCCAGTTTTATGTCTACCCGCCGGCAATGGCCACCAGCAAACTGGAGATCATCTACTCGTCGGTGCCAGACCCGCACGCCCAGGCGATGGCCACCGACTCCGCTGCTGAAAAGATCCGCCTGGATGACTCGTTTGCGCCGGTGCTGGTGGATTACATCCTCTCCAGGGCCTACGCGAAAGACGCCGAACACGCGGCCAACCTCAACCGCGCAACGATGCACTTCCAGATGTTCCAGGCTACCCTGGGTATGAAAGTGCAGACAGATCGCATGCTTGGGCCTCTGCCGGTCGCCGCCACGTCCCAACAACAGGTACCGCAGCAATGAACGTGAGCCAGCTGGTCGACCAGATCCTGCCAAACGTGCCGGGGGTGGTAATCGCCTCTATCCGTGACGGTGTGGCCTGGGCGCTGCGCGAGCTGTGCACAGAGGTGCCGGCTTGGAAAGTCAGAATCCAGCTGTCCGATGGTGAGCAGCAGATCACCGCCGGGCCTGGCCTGGAGCCTATCCGCATCCAGGCGCTGTATCAGGACGGCCGGCCTGCCTATTGCCAGGTGTTCCAGCCTTCGCCGGACACGGTAATTGTCACCGGTGGGCCTTCGGGACTGACCGCTGATGTGGTCGTGCGGCCCACGTTTGGCTCCTCTTTGGCGGTGCCCCCGGACTGGCTGCTGGACCGTTACTGTGAGGCGTTGATGCTCGGCGCCCAGTACTGGCTGCGCAAGATGCCCGAGAAACCCTGGTCCGATATGCAGCGCGCCCTGATGGATCAGGCAGCGTTCTATGCCCTCTGCACAAATGCCCGATCTGAGGCGCTCGCCGGCCACCAGTCCGGCAGCATAAGGATGAAAACACCGAGGTTTCCATGACATCGATTGCGATCACGTCTTTCAAGGGCGAGTTGCCAGCGCTGACCCCGCGTCTTTTGCAGCCGACCAACGCCCAGGCGGCCCGCAACGTCAATCTGCGCAAGGGGTCGCTGCGGGCTGAAAATGCGCCGCTGCCCGTGCTTGGGATTGGCGGCGTGATCAATCCGTCATCCATCTACCGGTACCCATTCGGTAACAACGGCGCCGGGTTCTGGTTTGCCTGGGGCGATGGCCAGCAGGTCAATGCAGCAAAAAGCCCGCTCGCGAAGGATGCTTGGTCGCGGGTGTACTGGACCGGCGACTCTTTTCCCAAGATGGCCCCCATCGGTGTCGCCACTCAGGGCGCAGGGCCGTACCCATCCGGGTTTTATCGGCTGGGCATCCCTGCTCCGGTCAGCGCGCCATTGGTGACAGAGCCAGCCGGCGGTGAAGCACCGCCCACCACCACCGTGGGCGCGACGTATGTGGTGACCTATGTCTCAGCCTATGGCGAAGAAGGGCCACCTAGCCCTGCGTCGAACATCATCAACCGCTGGGACGGTGCGGGCGACCAGTTGCCTGGGAAAGTCAACGTTCAACTGCCGCCGTCGCCCAACGGGCCGTACAACATCGTCACCAAGCGGCTCTACCGGTCGGAAAGCGGCGGTGAATTCCTGTATTTGGCTGACTTCCCTGTGGCCCAGGGCAGTTGGGTGGACGACATGAACAGCGATGAGCTGGGTATTGCCTGCCCGTCGCTCAGCTGGGATATGCCAGATCCGGCGATGGTCGGCCTGGTCGAGATGCCAAACGGCATATTTGCCGGGTTTTTCGACAACACGCTGTGCTTTTGCGAGCCGTATCACCCGCACGCCTGGCCGGTTGATTACCAAATTTCCTTTCCTGACAAAATAGTCGGGATCGGCGTCACCACCGCCGGGCTGGTGGTTGCCACCACCGGACGTCCGCGACTGGTCACCGGCACAACGCCTGCGGCGATGAGCGCTGCTGACCCGGATGCAGACCGTGTGTGCGTGTCGAGGGGGTCGGTGGTCGATATGGGCGAGTACGTAGTCTATGCGTCGACTGAGGGGCTGGTGGCGGTGTCCGGCGGAGAGCCGCAGCTGATCACCGACGGGGTGCTAACGCCGGAGCAGTGGCAAGCGCTGAATCCCGCATCGATCCATGCCTGCCGATACGAAGGCCGTTATCTGGCGTTTTACGATGGCGGGTGCTTTGCCCTGGCCCCGGGCGAGGGTATTGAGTTCATTGACGCCAAGGCGGCCAACTCCTACTACGACATTGCGGCCTCCACTCTGTATCTGATCCAGGGCAGCACGATTGCCAAGTGGCGAGGCGGGCCGCCGATGACCTACCGATGGCGCTCGAAGGTATTCGAGTTTCCACCTGGTTCGGCGAATTTCAGCTGCGGAAAGGTGGTGGCGGCGGCGTTTCCGGTCCAGTTCCGGGTGATCGCCGATGGCACCACTGCGCTCGACGCCGAAATTGGCAGTAACCAGATGTTCAGGCTGCCGCCGGGTTTCGCGGATGCGCGCGAATGGCAGGTGGAAGCGTCCGGCTCGACCGAAGTTTTCTCTATCCAAATTGCGAACACACCCTCTGAGTTGACCTAATGACGACAAAACGCTCAAGCCTTCCTGCACCCAGCAGCAAGGTTTCGGCGGAGTTGCGCCCGTTTTTTAGTGCTCTGACTGAGATCATTGAGACGGGCGAGGGGAATCGCGGGAATGGCCTCGACAAGAAGCTGACCTACCGGGATTTGCTGGAAAGCGGTGCGTTCACGCTCCGGCCAGGCTGGAAGCCAGGTGGTAACGGCGGTTTGGTTCCAAGCCCAGGCGTACCAGACCGAGCAATACCACCGGCCCCTGTAGGGTTCCAAGGCGTCGGCGTATTCGGCATGAACACGCTGACCTGGGACAATCCCTACAAGCTCTATCGAAACCACTCACTGACCAACATTTACCGCAGTGAAACCGATAACTTCGGCCAGTCGACGCTGATCAGTCGAGCCACGGGCATGATGTACAGCGACCCGGTGCGCGGGGATGCGGTTGATCCCAATGATCCGAAAAAGGGCAAGGTGTACTTTTACTGGATCACCTGGGTTTCCACCTCCGGCATCGAAGGGCCGCCCAATAGTCCAGCCGGTACCGCAGTCGAGGCGATGCTCGATATCGAGTACCTGCTCAAACTGATCACCAGCCAGACCAATCAGAGCGAACTCGCGAAAGCGCTGGCGAAAGCCATTGACCTTGATGGGTTGAATAAAACAATAGCAATGCTGGATGCCGCGGCGCAGTCGGCAAGGCTACTGACGTCGGCAGAGCGATTCCTGCGGGACGACGAAAACGTCCAGATCCGCCGGCAAATCACGGATATGCGGGTGCAAACCGGCAGCGATATCAAAGCTGCAATTACCCAGTTACAGGAGGTTATCACCTCCGACCAGCAGGCTATTGCGCACCAGATCGACCTGATGGAGGCCAGCATAGGCGAAAACTCTGTCGATATCGTTACTGAGCGCACCGCCCGGATCAACCTACAGGAGGCTGCTACCCAGGCGCTGACCGGCATGTCCTCTCGGCTTGAAACGGCTGAGTCTGTGCTGGTGCAATACAGCGAGACTTTCTCCAACGCCCTGCAAACCCAAGCCCGCAATATGGAAAGCTTGGTGTCGCGAATGGACACCACGGCTGCGCAGTACCTGAGCGACCAGCAGACTATCGCCACTGAGTTTGAAGCCACAGCGAGAGCAATCACATCGCTGCAAACCAACCTCAACGACCAATCAGCAGCTATTGAGCAAACCCTGAGCACCCACTCGTCGGCGCTTGAAGGCTTGTCGGCTCAATACACACTCAGACTTGATGTGAACGGCCTGATCAGCGGGTTCGGCGCCTATAACAATGGCACTGTCGCGGACTTCGCCATCCTGGCCAACCGCTTCTGGGTCGCCACGCCAGGTGCGAACGGGCCGAACTATGTGAACCCGTTCACCATTGACGGTGAGAAGGTTTACATCAACACGCTGCTGGTTAGGGAGGCATCCATCCAGCAGGCGCAGATCGGGCCTATCAGCATTGGGAAGCTCACGGCCAATGACGGTTTTACCCCTGTCACCACCGTTGGCGGTCAACTGCGCGCCGACGCCATCGACGTAGCAAACATCACCATCGGGTTCGGCCAGGTGTATGGGCAACTCGTCAGCTCTCAAATTGGGGCGGGCGGGCTGCCGCGGTTCGTAATCGATCCCCAGGCCGGGATATTCATGAACGGTCTGGTGGGTGGCACGCGCATGGTTATGACGGACCAGTACCAGCACTGGTACGACGCCGCCGGCGGTTTGCGCATTGAAATCGGGGAGATGATGGTATGACGTCGATTATTCGCTGCCGCGATGCGAATCAGCGGGTCACGTTCGACAGCACAGTCCGAACCATTCGCAAAATGGAGTCGATTCGGACGCAAAACAACGTAGGGGGCAGCCTCGACCTGACCCCCTATGACGGCCTAAAGCTGGATATAAGCCTGATGCCCGCGGAGAACGTAGGATTGTCACCGGTTCCTCTGGTGGTGATCAACGGCAATACGTTGACGTGGTCGGCTGCTCCAGTGTCGTGCTTCCTGATACTGGGAATTTCTTCATGAGCATCGGCTTCAGGGTCACCAATGATTGGGGAAACCTTGCTGTCGATGAGAACAATCCGATTTTCATTGCGGTCGATGAAGGCGCAGGACACATCGACAATGGTGGCTGGACGGACGTCCGTCTCTACAAAGACAAGGACGGCATCCCGCCTGTAGCCATTTTTTTCGAGTACACCTTTTACGGGGTGTCCACCAGTCCGACCCCGCCGCTTGTATTCGCTCGACCTCGCAATGTTGCCTCCCAGGTGAATACGGTTATCGGCTATATCGCAGCAAAGGGCGCACCTGGGGCCTGGACGGGGGTGGTGGTCGCTTTCACCATCACCAATCTTCCTGGCAACCCACAGAACCATGCTGATCTGTACCCGTTGCTCCGGGCCTACATGTGTGAGTTCTTGGTCGTTTTCTCCGGTGGCTATATCAGCGGTGAAACCCATGGTGTGCGGGTTTGGGCGCCGGGTTCAACGACGGTGGTGTTCGATTCCGGCAACAACGCTGTCAGTTACAAGCGGTCCAGCGGCGTCTGGAACTACGACCATCGAGACCAGGTGCTAAGCGACCAGTATTTGGAAGCCTGGATCGGGTCGGACACCTTCGGCGCGCGCAACGAGTGGATGCTGGTCAGTTCCATCGGTACCGGCTATTTCATGCGGTACAACGGCGAAGTGGCCGGTAGCAGGTTGATCATCCCTGGATTGATTGGCGATCCAGTGCTTCGCCAGATCCTTACCGGCCGCTCAGGAACGCTGATTCATATGCCCTTTCTTTTTATCGAAACCCGAAGGCCAATCGACGAGGGCATCGTCCTGCCGCCCGGCCCGGGCCCCGCGTAAATTCTTTAGGAATAATTATGGCTAAGACTCATATCTACCGCGCTGGGACGGTCAGTATCGCCGCGGGCGCATTAATTGCGACAGGCGCCGGCACCGCCTGGCTTTCGAATGCTGCGAGGGGCGATGTGCTGGTTATCCCGAGCGGCCAATGCTTCGAACTTGTGACAGTCGAGACCGACAACCGTGTCACGCTCGACGCTGCTCCGGCGGCGGCTGTCAACGGCGCGCCGTACGTTCTGCTACGGTTTGCCACCTCTCAAAACGTCAGAGACCTGCTTGAGAAGGTTGAGGAGTTCTTGAAGGACCGGCAGATCAGCCTGGCGGAGTTTGCTGACTGGGCCACTGGGACAGCGACTGGCGGACCAAACAATGACGGTAAATACCCACTCACTGATCGCTACGGCACCGTCACCATGGCCGCGTGTCCAGCCAGGCTGGCAGTTATCGCAGGTTCAGGTGGTGGGGGTGGTGGCGGTGGCACCGGGACGGTTAAGCAACTCAATGACGTCGTTCCTGATGAAAACGGCAAGCTTACAGTTACTGCGGGCGACGTTGGCGCTGCCACTGCGGAGCAGGGTGCTCGAGCGGACGGCGCGGTGCAGAAAGCACTGGCTCGGCTCTATAAACCGCTACTGACCGATGTGCTGGTGCTGGGAGATAGCCGCGCCTTCCAGTGTACAAAGGGCAACGTAGGGTTCACCGACTGGGCCGTCTCCGAGACTGGCGGCCTGGCAGTGTTTCCCCTGGCCTTGAACAAAGGTATTGACGGGAACACCACGTCGCAAATGCTGGCCCGCCTACAAACCGACGTGATTGCAAATAGCAGCGCCTTCGACGTGATGGTGCACTTTGGTACCGGCAACGACCGGATTCATGGAATGAGCCTGGACCAAACGATTCGCAACCTTGAGTACTTTTATGCCGCGCTGCTCAAGCGGGGCAAGGTAGTGATTGCCATTGCTGAAACCCCGGTAATTGGCGCGAACGTCGGGCTACCACCCCAGCAAACCGCCAACCATTTTGCGGTGCATAACTGGTACCTCAACGTCGCGCCGGGCCTGGGCGTCATCGTGGTGAACCCATGGGATGAGATGGTTGATCCGGCGTCTGGCTCAAACTTCTGGCCCAAGGAAGGCATGACCGGTGACGGCTTGCACCCGACCCCGATGGGCGCCCGGATCATCGGGCGAAAGGTGGGAGAAGCCTTGAAAAGGCTGTTTACTTATCCCGCTATCCTTCCGACGTCGAATGTTGCGTTCGACGCTGCGCTGGTGCCCGGCGGTAGCCTGATCCCGAATTCGCTTCTGACCGGCACGAACGGTTTGCTGGGGGATGGCAGCAACGCCACCGGCCAGCTGGCTTCGTCGTGCACCCTGTTGGGCTCGGATCTCAACGGCCTGGCCGTGGCGGCTTCGAAAGAGGCCGCAGATGTTGGATTCAAGCAGGTCTTGCGGATTACCGGGATGCCCAGCGGAACCACACCGACCCTGACCTTTGAACAATCGGTGGACGTGTCGAAGGTGGCGGCAGGGCAGCGACTGCGCGCTGTGGCCGGCTGGGAGTTCATCAGCGTGAACACCAGCGTGCTGCAGGTTGCCCTGCAAATCGTCGCGGTGAGTGCGAGCGGTACCACCATTGCCCAAATCGGGCAGAACCAGGAGCTCGTCAACGCAATGCCAATTGGGACCATCGCCGGCACCCTCGTCACGCAGACGCTGACCATTGCCGAGGTGCCCACCAGCCTAAAGGTCCGTCTGTCCATCATCTGCAAGAGCGGTACCGGGCAGGACGCAACGATCAAACTTCGTCAGGTAGACCTGGCACGAATCTTCGCGTGAGGGCTTATCAATGAGTGAAACACAAGAGCAAATGCTCGCCAGGGTGCTCCAGGGTAATCCCGATGCGATCGCGTTCTGCGAAACGCTTTTCGCTATTTCCCAGACCCTGGATGACATCGTGGACGGTGATAAGCCGCTCACTACCAATGACGTGTACCAGGCTTTCTGGCTGGCGCTGATCGAATTGCCCATCAACCCTTTCTACCGGCACTTCGAGCACTTCGTGCGCCCGCTCATGGCAGGGGCTCTTCAAGACTGGCGCGATAGCGTCACCCTCGAGCGAGACGGCGACCACCACGGCCGCAGCCTGGCCTTTGTCCTGCGCGACCAGCTTACCGGTCTGGTGGTGCAGTGCGCGTACCTCATCGGCGGGAGCGCCTGGATGGCAGAGGTTTCCGCCGGCATTCGTCGGTTTTTCCATGACGAGACCTTTTCTGCCTACAACCAGGAACTGATCAAAGGAGTTGCACGATGAGCGGCGGCGGAAAGAAAGCGGACAACTCGGTACAGGATACCCCTGAGCAGAAATTCGCGGCCCAGGTGGCGGCGGAAAAGTGGAACTACGCGCAGGAACGGCTGGCGCCCGTCGAAAACGCGTACATGAAGCGCGTGGATGACATGGATTCCGCCGGCAGCATGGCCTACGTGCGCGGTAAATCGAACGCAGGCACCCAACAGGCCCTGGCGTCGGGCCTGAAGCAGGTCGACCAAGGCATGGCCCAGCAGTACGGACTGAATCCAAACAGCGGCCGTTCCGTCGGTGCCCAGGCCGATCTCGCCGCAAGCGTGGGGGCGGCGGGCGGCGATACCATGGCCCGTGCACAGTTCGAACAGAAAGGACAGAAAATCGCCGGGCTCAGCAGTGTGGCGGCCATCGGCCAGGGGCAATCGTCTCAAGCTCAGGCGGGTTTGAACACCGTAGCCAACCAGGCAGCTCAAGATGCCCAAGCTGCCGCTTTCACCAGCTTCAACCGTAAATCGGCGAACCTGCAGCTCGCTGGCGCGGCCATGGGCGCCGTGGCAGGCGGTGTTGCATACGGTCTCAACAATATGGGCCCGGCAAAGACAACCGTTACAAATTCCACGGTTCTCAACCCCAAAGGGCTGAGCGGAAATATCTATGACAGCGCCACCGGGGGCGCCAATTTCGGGAGCTACACATAATGCCTTATTACGTCGATCCGAATGCGGCGTTCGCCGGAAAACAGGGTGCTTCCACGGTCCTGGGGCAGTTGAGTCGGTCCCAGTGGGACGACTGGAAGGCCCGTTTTCAGCCCTACGTCGACAAGCTGGCCAACATCGCCACCAGCGAGTCTTTCGCCGGTGAGCAGGCGGCGACCGCTTCGAACGCGGTTAACAAAACCTTCGATAGCGCGAGCCAGGGCCTGCAGATGCAGCAGCAGGGCATGGGTTTGATGCTGACGCCCGCCCAGCAAGCCGCGCAGGACAGGAAAATGCAGCTGGGTCGTGCTGCTGCAACCGTTGATGCGAGCAATAACGCCCGTGTTTCGGCGCGCGATCTGCAAGAGCAAATCATGGCCGGCGGCATGGGTCTCAGCGGATTGAAACCGGGGAATTAAATCATGGGATATGGACTGATCGGACTGAAACAGGAAATGCAGGGGGAGGCCATGCAAGGCCTCTCACAGCTATCTCAGCAGCAGCAACAGGCAAAACTGGCCGAAGATCAGATGAACCAACAGAACAAGGCCAATACCCAATCAAGTCAGGTGGGAATGGCCACCACGGGAGCGATGGCAGGTTCTGCCTTTGGTCCGGTGGGTACGGCTATCGGTGCTGGTATTGGATTTCTTGCAGGATCGTTCATGTAGATAGCTGCGCTACACTCGAATCTTTAATTCTTCGAGAACCGCTCATGGAACTTGCGCTCTGGATTATCGCCATCTTGCTTTTCCTCATTTACCTGCTGCTCCGTCAGGCGGTACAACTGCTGAGGAAAGACCTACCTAAGCTGATCAGGGTCGCCTCAGACTTAAATGTTGAGCGATTAGATCAGGTTGCTGAGCGGGTAGAGGATGTGCGCGGAAGCATCGATTCCCTCGCTTTGAACAGCTCGCATCAACTGGAGCGGTGATCACAAACAACCTTTTCTAATGGACTGCGGCATTCAATCAGCCGATTGATGCACAGGAAATACTATTGTCGGGAGACAACAATGGCAGGCGGATTAGATACCCGTGGCGGGATGGACGGCTTCACCCAAGGTTTTGGCTTGGTAAGCAATCTGCTCGCGCAGAAGGATCAAAGAGCGCTCCAGCAGGCCCAGCTCGCCCAGCAGGCCGAGGACCGTCAGTATGGCCGCGAGATCCAGCAGCAGGAAATGGGGCTTCGCAAAGACGACCTGGCGTATCGCCGGGAAACTGATCAGCGAAACTACGCCGACACCCAAGCGCAGCGTGAATACCTCCACCAACGTGATGCCGACAACGCTGCGCGCCAAGATCGTCAGTTCCAGGCAACCTATGGCCTTCAGGTTGCGGGCCAACGTCAGGCGGCGGCGAGGATGCAGCGCGAGGATCAGCGCTTCGACCTTCAACAACAGCAGCTGACCCGCCAGATCGGCCGGCAGGACAAGGCGGAGATGCAACAGCAGGATGCGCTCACAGCGAAATCGGCTTATGCCAAAATCGCCGCCGGCGGCGACCTGGATGACAACGACCTCGAAGTCTTCAAGCGCAACCCATGGATGGACCCCCGGCACGTCCTTTCTCCCGCGATGCAAGGCGACGTGGCCACCGCCGGCAAAGTATTCACCGGAGAGCTCAATTCCAATGCCCCGGAAGCCTTGGATGCCGTAAATCGGGTGTTCGGTCCTGACATCCAGAAGGGGGGCGGGGGCAAAAAACGCATTGTTCAGGTGATGCCCGGCCAGACCGAGGGCACGGTGGTGTTTGAGCTGGAAGTCACCGGTGATGACGGAAAGAAATACACCGCGCCCATGACCAAGAATCGTGGCACAGCGAACGATGCGGACGACGAAGTGCTCGAGGTGCCCATTGAGAAGTTGGTTGACCGTGTGTCCGGCTACAAACTGCTGAGCGGAGTTTTCAACACCCCTGAAAACAGGCAGGCCGCGCTGCGGTATGGTCAGCAAATGGGGCTGGCCCCGAAAGATCAACTGAGCAAGCCGCTTGCGGCGCCGGTTCAAAAAGCCGAGGACAAGGATCTGGAGGCGATCGCCGCGGCATCAACCATGAACGATCAGTTGTCGAAAATCGGTGAGCAGATCACATCCGGGAAGCTCAACCTCGGCCCGGTCAATAACAAACTCGCAGCGGCGCGCAACGCGATGGGCATGAGTACCGAGGAGTCGAGGAACTACGGCTCGCTCAACTCGATACTCGAGCAATTACGTAACGCCAGTCTGCGACTCAATGCCGGTGTGCAGACGGACGGTGACGCCCAGCGGGCCTGGAATGAGCTCATCACCAACATCAACGATCCGGCGCTGGTGCAGCAGCGCCTGGCTGAAATCCGTGCCCTGAACGAAAAGGCAATGGAGCTCAAGACCAACATGATCCAGCAGCGCCGGCATAACGCACGTGCTGAGCCACTGGATATCGGCACCGTCATTCCGCAGGTGGACCAACAGCGCGGTTTGCAAATGCCAAAAGCTCAAGCTGCGCCTCGGCAAGAACAGCCTGCGTCGCCTCGTATCGCAAACGACGATGATTACAATCGCCTGCCATCCGGCACGGTGTTCATCGATCCGAATGGAAAACAAAGGGTGAAACCATAATGGCCGCTTGGGAAGATGCTCCGCTCCATGAAGCGGCCGCTGTTGCAAAACCAGAAAACCGCCTTGCCAGATCCGCATGGGAATCTGCGCCGATCGCGGAAAAAGAAGCCCCTCAAGAAGGCGGTTTTTTCCAGTCGGTGAAGAATCTGTTCACAGGTGAGGATCGGCAAACCCGCGCAACCAAAGAGCTTCCAGAATTGCAAAATTCTGGGCTTTTCAAAGGTCTTGATATCCCGGCTGGCCAGCAAGCTGCGTTGTTCGCGGCGCTGCCGACTACCACTGATACTGGCGAAATTGCCAAAATGTTGCGGTCCAGTTCCCCCTATATCGGAATTTCTCAAGACGAGAAAGGCAACCTGATCGCTGCAAACAACAAGACCGGTGTACAGGCAGTGATTAACAAGCCAGGTTTGACTGGCCTCGACGTGGCACAGGCTGTAGGTATTGGTGCAGCATTCACGCCAGCAGGGCGGGGGGCTGCAATGGCCGGTGGTGGCATGGGTCGTCAGGCATTGGTTTTAGGTGCGGGCTCCGCTGCTACACAGGCGGGGCTTGAGGGCCTGCAAGAAAATGCCGGCGGTAATTTTGACGGCGGCGATATTGCTATTGCTGGCGCACTCGGCGCGGCAACCCCGTTTGTAGCGAGTGCCGCGGGCGGTGTTGTGGACGCTGGTAGGCGTGCAGTCAGGGCAATGCGAAATCCTGCCCAGGGCGAAAACGCTCAACTTGTTCGAGCAGCCGAGCAAACCAACATCCCATTGATGACTTCTGATGTATTTCCGCCTGAAACGTTCATGTCACGCAGCGCGCAGGTAGCCGGTGAGCGAATTCCGTTCGCTGGTACGGCTGGTGCGCGGCAAGCGCAGCGAGAAGCACGGATAGCCGCGGTTGAGGATCTCAATAATCAGTACCCGCCGCCCCAGGCTGATCAGATTATGGAAAGCCTTCAGGCAAGGGTGGGCCGCCGACGTCAAGCTGCTGGTAACAGAATTGGCAGGTACGAGGCCCAGCTGGATCAGGTAGGAGTTGTGCCGTATGCCAGAACGACCCAAGCCGCGGATGACGCTCTTGCCGAGCTAAACCGGCCGGGAATTGTAGGAAGCCCGGAGGCGGCGAACGAAATCCAGCAGTTCATGCAGACGCTCAACGCGGCGCCGCAAACCTACTCCTCACTCCGGGAGAACCGCACAGCGTTGCGAGACATCGTTAAGTCTTTCGATGGTGCCGCGAGGAGCCAGTTGCCTACCCGGGCGAAAGCACTACTGACCCGCCTTCAGTCGGCGCTTTATGACGACATGAGCGATGTTGCGCAGGCGAACCTGCCAGTCCAAGACGTTCTCAAGCTTCGTCAGGCGAATGCTATCTACGGCGAAGAGGCCGGAAAAGTAAGCAAGTCACGCATGAAGTCAGTGCTTGATCGTGGAGATGTCACGCCTGAGCTGGCCGAGAGCTTGCTTTTCAGTCGGAAGCCAAGTGAGGTGCGAAACCTATTCCAGAGCCTCGATACTGAAGGCAGGCAGGCTGCGCGTGCGACGATCATTCAAAAGCTTCTCAGAGATTCACATGGCGCCGATGGTCTATCTCCGGATCGTTTTATCAACAACATGAACAAGATGCCGGCCCAGGCTAATATTTTCTTCAGGGATGCTGATCGCCAACAGCTTGAAGGGTTGCGCCGGGTTTTGGATTCGACACGGCGCGCAGGACAGGCAGGCGTGATGACAAACACTGGGCAGCAAAACTACAGTATCGGCGGTTTCGCTGCCGCAACTGCGGCCGGGCTGAAGGCGATACCCATTGCCGGCGCGATCGGTGGTTTCGCACGTCTGTACGAGAGCGCGCCTGTTCGGAATGCCTTGATTCGGCTTGCGGAAAATCCAAGCACTGGCGCCTCTTCTGCTGCTGCACAAGCTCTGGCCGTACGCTTTTCACCTTACCTCCAGGCGATGCAAGCTGGTGGAGGGGATGACGATAATTCTGAGGCTACAGCACCCGTCGACCGGCCTCCGGCTACTGCAGGTCAGCCAAATTTGCCCAAAGTGCCGGATCAGGCTCAGATCCCATCCTCGGAGTCGACGGAAATATCGTCCAAGAACCAGCAGAGTCTGGAAAACGGTATCCCCGAACCAGCAGAGTCGGGTCGATCAAAGCAGCAAGGTCTGCTCGCTCCCGGAAACATCGATCTGAACGCCAGGCCCACGGTCAGGAATGCTGACGGCTCAATCAGCACCGTTCGGTCAATGTCGATCGGCATCGATGGCAAGGAAGTACTCATCCCGACAGTCAGCGATGACGGCAGGATCATGTCGGACGACGAGGCGATCCAGACTTATCAGCGCACCGGTAAGCACCTCGGTATGTTCAAAGATCCCGAGAGCGCCAGCGCGTACGCTGAAAAGCTGCATGAGGATCAGGCGGACCAATATGGCGACAAGGATGGCGCCAAGCCCGGTGACGTTCTGCCGGAGGCTGGTGACGATCAAGCCGCCTTGCCCCCTGCCCAAGCGCTGGAGCTCGCCGCCCGAAGTGCCGCCACCTCTCCCGACAACGATCTTCCTGAACCGAGTACTGCCCAGAAGGAAGCGGGCAACTATCGAAAGGGGCACATCAAGCTGCAGGGGCTGAACATCGCCATCGAGAACCCGCGCGGTTCTGAGCGCAAAGGCGTCGATGGGAATGGCAAGGAGTGGTCGCATTCCATGTCCGACCATTACGGCTACATCAAGCGCACCACCGGTGCTGATGGCGACCAGGTCGACGTGTACGTCGGTCCTGAGCCTTTCAGCCAGCGCGTGTACGTCGTGGACCAGAAAGACCAGGGCTCAGGCAAGTTTGATGAGCACAAGGTCATGCTGGGTTACACCAGCCAGGCAGCGGCCATCAAAGCCTACAAGTCAAACTTCGACAAAGACTGGAGCGTTGGTGATGTCACCGAGATGAAAATGCCGGAGTTCAAGGCCTGGCTCAAGGCTGGGGACACCGCAAAGCCGCTGGCAGCTGTGACTTCGAAGCCAACGGTGAAGTCCATCAACGCCAAAATGGCAGCGGTGCGCCTCGGCGGCATGAGCGCTGAGCGCAAACTGCAGGAGCTGGCCAAGCTGACCCAGGAACGGGAACAGCTCGTCAGTTGATTGAAAGCGGCCTGCTTGCATAGGGGCCGCACCCCATTTAATCCGGCCGTGAGGCCCCATTCAATAGGTACTTCAGATGCCTGGACAATCTCCAGACTCGTCACTTTTCACCGATCCGGACCGTTTGAAACTCGGGGAGCGAGAGCCGATCCGCGGGCTGAATCCGCTGCCGTTGGCTGGGCAGGCGCTTTGCTCATGCAGTTGCGGGTGGTTCGGCCCCGCAGGGCAACGCCAGGGCGGCTCATGCCCTGCGTGCGGTTCAACCGTCGCAAAGGCTCCGAGCAAGGCCGTAATTCACGTTTACGAGGCCATGTCCAAGCTGCTGAGCGACACCAGTGAACGACTCAAGGGCGCCCAGATCGACTGCATATCGTTGCGCGCGATGGTGGATCAATCGGTCCAGAATTGTCGAACGCTTCAGGACGTCCAGACCCCGCTCACCGCAAAGGCGGCAGCATTTGACACATCGTTGAAGCTGATTGGCCTGCCGGCCGAAACGGCGCCTGATGTGTTCCCGGGGGTGATTCAGTGCATCCTCCACGACCAGCTCCGCTATACCATGCACCGCGACGTGCTTCGCCTCGATCAGGCTGCGTGGGATGCCGTGCAGGACTTCCCGCAACATAAAATGTCAGCCTTGGACTACGACCAAGCTGTCGACCGTCAGATCTCGCGCTGGCGCCAGATTCAGCACCAGGCAGAAGCTCGACGGTTGGACGAAGAAGCTCGCCTCAAAGAAGATGCCACTGAGGTGCGTGAACCTGAGCATGCATCATCGAGTAATGAGAATGTGCTCTCTTGAGTTATTCACCAATGAATTTCTGAACCATTTTAAGTGATGCGATTTGAGATTTTAAAGTTTTGCTCTCAGTTGGAAACGAGATCAGATCTTGTATTTCTTGTCGGCTAGACAGCTTGAATGCATTGGCTAGTGTGAATTTTATTAGGTGATCAATTATTTTGCATAGTTGAAAGTTTTTTTGTTCTATATTAATCGGCTTGTTGCCACCATGGATGTGTGTGTTTCGAGAGCAGCGTAAAGACTCCATTAGCCTTTCGTGTAAAGCTCTTTCCTCATAGAAGAACGCCACTCTTTTTGCTATTTTTTCAGAGTTGTCGGTGATAGTAAGCTTTTCTAAGGTTACCCATAGTTTCATGAACCTTAACTCAGTGTCTTTGCTGTCTGTGGCATCTGCATAGCTGGTAATTATAGATAGGCAGTGCTCATAATAGGGGGATTTATTAAGTTGGCGCAGTCTGTGCGATAGTTCTTTGTAAGTTCTTTCAGGAGATCTTAATGAAATTGCATTTGTTTTTTTATAGTTAGGCTCGTACCAAAAATTATCGCTTGCTGACTTTCCGTTTTGAAAGTGTAGTGTGTGAGCTTGTCCATATTGAATTATGCTTTTTGTCGGGTACTCGTGTTCTTTGTTGTTCGAAAGAAGTTGCATGTTTTTAACGAATCCTACTTGCAACAAAGACCTGACTATGTCCATCGACCTCATAGCGTTCCTGAACGCATGCTCTGGGTTTATCGCCTTTGTAGCTATTGTGACGAAAGTAAAATTATCCTGCTCGGAAAAGTCATGGCCAGGTTGACTTTCGATTTGCTTTGATCTTGAAGAAGCGTATTTTTTGGGGATGATGTTATGAAAGCTTATAATGCAATTATGTACGGTTTTTCTTGGGATCTGGTAAATCTTTTTGACGTTTATTGAAGTGACTAGTATGAATGTTTTAATTTTGGATTTGCTTGTGTTAACTGCCCTGTCAAACTCTCTAAGTATTTCATCTGGTTTCTGAATCTTATTTTTTTCGAAGCAGCAGATTAAAGACCTCTTAAAATATGAGTAAAGTGTTTCGTTGTCGAGGTCGTGGTGGTGGGTAACGAGACTAAAAAGTGCGTCGAAGTAGAATGTGGACTCCATGTTGTAGCCCGTTCTACCGTCAGGCGTGACACTAAAATTTTCACGTATTATTTTTATAAGCTCTGTTGGTGTTGATTTTTTTAGCCAGCTTGAACTCAATTTAAACTCCTAGATTGAGACGGTGAAGGCAGATTCATTTTAGACACTGATCGCTTTAATTTTATAACGGGTTGACTATTGAGCAGTCATTGCTCGTTGGATTTCCCACGTCGCTTCCGACTTTGAACCATTCGAAAATTTCGGCAGGCTCGCCTTGGTATAGCACCATATGCTCGGCGCGTTCCATGGGTAAGGCTGGATTCAACCATTCCTGGGCCAGTTCCGGTTTCAATACCACCGGACGGCGATCGTGAATATCCAGCATTCCCCCGGCGCTGTCGGCGGTGATGATCACGAAAGCCGCTGTCGATGCGCTCGACAGGATCTTCCGCCCAGGTTTCAACTACAGCAAAGCCGAAGTGATGCTGCTCAACCTGTGCCAACAAGGCGAATACACCGACGATCTTTTCGCAACTTCGCAGCCAGCCGAGGCAACCCGGGTGATGACGGTTTTGGACCAGATAAACGAGCGCTGGGGGCGCGGCACGCTTCGCGCCGCCAGTGTGCCGTCGAACCCGGGCTGGGGCATGCGCCGCGAGATGATGAGCCAGAGCTATACAACGCGGCTTGATCAGCTATGGACGATCAGCTGCAAATAGGCACCACCACCAAAACCAATTGCAAAGGACTGCAAATGACAAACCCAATCGTTCCATGGATGGGCGGCAAGCGCCGCCTTTCGAAGCGCCTGCTGGCGCTGTTCCCAGATCATGAGTGCTACGTCGAAGTGTTTGCCGGCGGCGCTGCGCTGTACTTCAAGCGAGAGCAGCCCGCAAGGGTCGAGGTTTTGAATGATCTCAACGGCGACCTGGTAAACCTGTACCGTGTCGTCCAGCACCACCTGGAGGAATTCGTTCGTCAGTTCAAGTGGGCACTCAGCTCCCGTCAGATCTTCGAGTGGCAAAAGATGACAGTGGCCGAGACGCTGACTGATATCCAGAAAGCGGCCAGGTTTTTCTACCTCCAACACCACGCGTTCGGTGCAAAGGCCACGGGACAGACATTCGGAACCGCTACTACCGGCCGGGCCATCAACCTGCTGCGGATTGAGGAAAACCTGTCGCTGGCCTGGCAGAGGCTATCGGGAACCTACGTGGAGAACCTGCCGTGGTTGAAGTGCGCTGAAAAGTACGATCGGCCCCACACCTTCCACTATATGGACCCTCCGTACTGGAAAACCGAAGGCTACGGCACCGACTTCGGCTTTGACCAGTACGAGCGAATGGCCGAATTCATGCGCGCTTGCCAGGGCAAGGTGATGGTAAGCATCAACGATCATCCCGATATCCGGCGGGTGTTTGAGGGGTTTCGCATGGAGGCGATGGATATTCGTTACAGCACGGCCAACCCGCGGAAGGGAGTAGCCGAAAAAACAGGCGAGCTGGCGATCATGAACTGGTAGCGGTCGCTATCAGCGCAGTGGCATATCTGGCCGCAGATGCATGCGGCCAGGGTGCTATCTGAAAATAAACAGTCAGGCGAGAGGGAGCATCATCGCTATCGGTGATAGCTGGGGGCTGCGAAGTAACCCCGCCTTTTCGTAGAAACTTACATGCTGTTCATTAAGCGGGTGCACTACTAGTGCAGTGACGCGCCCGCATTCAGATGCGGCAACAGATCGCAATACGGAATCTTGAATGAGGTCTAGCGAAAAGCCTCGGCCCATTGCGGCCTCCAATCTTTAAGACTGGATCACCTTCTCAAGGGACGCGCAGCAAAGGGCTGAAATAGCTTTGGGAATCATTTTTGACTTACCAATCGCACTTGAAATCTCAGTGAGCACGTCATTACTGACCATGCCTAATATCCATGCTGGATTTTTGCATAATTGATCCAACACCTCGGACTTGGTGTATTTCCTAATCCTGGAGCAGTCAATATGTGAGTCCCAGCTCATGAACAGATGATTGGCTTGATCAATCGGAACCTGACAAAGCGCCATATGGGGGCGGCTGGTAATAAAAGTTGAGATTTGGCTGTTGATGACGCACGTGAAGGTGCTATCTGTAGCATCGAGAATGACGAAGCGCTTCTCGTGAAGCTCCCCGTCGTCCATCTGAGCTTCGAATTTCACTACCATCCCTGGCTGAAGCTGCCGTTCGATTTGCGTCCGTGCGAAGTCCGCAGGAAAGAAATTCCCTAGTGACATCCTGCTTCCTGTAAATTCAGGTGTTCTCTAATTTCGCCAGCATTTTGAAGGGTGCCAACGATATCTTGGGTCGACATGCATTTGTTCACTCGCGCCCGACCTTTGTCCCAGGCGTCGTCATGGCTGATGTCCGTGCGTTTTTTGAAGTCCATATTTCCGTACTCGGAAATAGCCTCATCAAGACACTCAATCTGAGCTTCTGACAGCATCGTAAGGTCAGGCTCACCCAATACAACAACGTCAGCACCGTTCACCTGAAGATGGCCCGTTGTTGCCTCAACAAACGATGCTGGGATGAAGCGAGTACGCTCACCGCGTGCGGCCTTGATAAGATCATAGGTCTTGGTACCTACAGGGCCAAACTCCATAGCAATATAGCTATCACCGCTTGGCATGAAGCCGTAGCGGGCCAGATGGAGCTTATCAGCGAAGTATTGAATTTTCAGCACTTCGTGGATTGTGGGGTTTTTCAGCCGCGTTGATACATACAGCATCACGTCCACGGCTACCTCAGGGGAGAATATTTCTTGCAT